ATGATGGCTGATGGCGGTTTGGTTGGTTATGCTAGCGGAGACGAAATAAAATTTCGTAATGCAATAAATAAATTAGCTGGTGCTGAATTAGGTCCAACTAATCCAAAAAGTCTTAGTGAATCAATGTCTGATTTAGAGCGTTTTAGAAAAAGCCAACAAATAGGTAGACTTATAAATAACCCTGATAACTTTCTTCTTAATAAATTTTTTAGATACGTACCTGACCCACAACAAATATCTAATTATTTACTTGGCAGAAGAGATAATTTTACACCAGATGTAAGGAGACCCACAGATAAACCTAAGAATAAAAAACAAGAAGGTGGCTTGACTAGTTATCAAACTGGCAATCAAACTGCGCTTAGTAATACTTTTATGTATACACCTTCTATAGAGGGTAATGTTCCTTTTTCTGAACAAGGTCTTTATAGATTATTAGAAGAGCGTGGTATAACTAGTGAAGAAGAGCAACAAAAAATATCAAAAATTTTGAGTAGCGGTTTAGCTAGATTTTCTCGACCAAGAGACATACAAATAGCTGGTGTTTTGAGAAGGTCAGATGACTTTTTAGCTCAACCAAAAGTTGATTCTCCTTTTGGAAGAATGTCTGATAGAAGAAGTTTTGCAGGAGAAATATTAGAAGGCGTTTCTCCCGGACCAAAAGTTCCTGAAGATTTTGTGCCACCAAAAGATAATAATAATAAAGGAGATGAACCTCCTATTGTTTTTGGAGAAACACCTCCTGCTGATAAACCATCTGGACTTGCATCAGCTAATCCTCAATTAGAGTTGCCTGAACCACCTAAACCGCCAACTGCAGCACAAAGACAACAAGAACTTAATGCAAATGTTCTTATGACTTTAGGTTCTGCTATAGGAAGCTCTGCAACACCTCAAGAACTATTTAAAAATTTATCAGGATTGCCTCAGCAATTAATGGCTATTAAAGGCAGACAAAAACAAGAAGATAAAGATTATAGAGCAGACTTAAGAGCTAATATTAAAGACAAAGCTAATTATGATATAGCTTTGAAAAAATTAGATGTATCTATTACAGCAGCTAGAAACTCTAAGAACTCAGATTTAGTTAAATACTTAGGAGAGCTTAAAGATTTATTTACCGAAGCATCTACTGAGTCTGAAAGAACTAGATTGATGAGAGAAATAAATAATGTAAGTGATACAATTTTTTCAGCTTTAGTAGGCAAAAGTCCAAGTTCAAATGATACCGATGCTTTGAACAATGCTTTAACAGCAGGAACTAAATCATAATATGCCAAGATATAATTTACCTGATGGAAGATATGTAGATGTTCCAGCAGATGCAGATAGAGATTATTATATAAGGCTTCAAAATACTCTTGCTCAAGAGTACCCCGATAACTTTACCCAATACCAAGAACCTACCGAAACTACTCTAGGCGGAAATGTCTTAGAGGTAGCTAAAGGTATACCTAGAGGATTAGGACAAGGTCTTTTATCAGGTCTTGAGGGTGTAGTAAATATATTTGATATTGGCAATGACTCTGCAATAGGAGATTCGTTAAGAAATGCTCAAGACTTTATTGGAGAACTAGAATTATTAAAACCAGCAAAAGGATATGAAGATAAGTTTAGTACACAGTTTGGACAAGGTTTAGGTTCTTTTGGTTCTTTTTTGATTCCGGGTACTGCTGTTGGAAAACTTACAGGTCTTGCAGGCAAAGCTTCACAATTACAAAGGCTTGCAAAAACTCAAGGTGGTACACAGCTAACAAAAACTCTTAAAGAATTAGAAGAAGTTTCTACTAGATTAAATAGAGCAAGAAGAAATGCAACATTAGGATTTGCAGTACCAACTGGTATATCTGAGCAAGGCAGTAGAATTGAAAGAGCAGAACTAGAAGGTGAAAGTGTAAATCCAACACAAGAAATATTTTCAGAAATATTTGGTGGTGCAGTAGGTGCTACTGAAATATTTGCACCTACTAGATTATTAAAAAGCTTAACTAAATCTGATGGACAAAAATTAAATGTCATTGATAGATTAAAGTCTGCTGCTGCAACTGGTGGAGTAGAAGGATTGCAAGAAGGTGTAGCTGAAATTATGCAAGATGCAATAGCTGCAAATATGTACAACGAAAATTTAAAAATAGGAGAGTCATTTTTAGATAGTGCAATGACTGGTGGTGCTGTAGGTGCTACTGCTGATTTAGTTCTTCGTGGTTTTATGGGTAAAAATAAAATAGGTCAGTCTATAGATGTTGAACAAGAATTAGACTCTAGAAAAATAATGGGTGATGCTAGAGAACAAGAAAGACAACAAGCAAAAGATATTAATTTTGAAGCTACACCTATAGTACAAGATAAACCACCTGTTGCCGAAGAAGTATTAGATGATACAACTCCAGAGCCTAAACAAGAACTACCTGTATTAGAAGAAGTACAAGTTGTACAAAATGAGGATGGTTCTTCTTCAGTTGTAGGTGTTGATAGTGGAATTGTTTATGAAACTTCAAGAGTTTTAATACCAAAGGTGCAGATAGAAAATAGACCACCACCACCTGAAGAAGTTGATGTGCTTGGTTCTTTAGAAGAAGCTTCTAATAAAGCTTTAGAAGTACAGGAAACTTTAAGAACTAATTACATAAATAATATTGCAGTTCAAATAGCTGGCATAAATGGATTTTCAGAAAGTGGCAGTATGAAAAGATTGCTACAAATTTTATATGACCCTAAAAGAAATATATTAGATGCAAGGAGAGTTGCGCTTCTTGATTCTGTAGTAAGTGGTGAAAGAAGAAGGCAGATAAAAGATTTTGAAAGAATACAAGAGTTAGAAAAATCTGTTAATACTTTAGAGTTAATAGATGCTTTGACTAGAGGCGATGGAAACTTAGAAGCTAGGGAAAGATTAGAATCAGAAATTAATTTATTAAAACCTGTTTATAAATTAGATGAGATACCTGCAGAATATCAAGATAAAAAGAAATCTAAAACACAACTTAAGAAAGAACTTACAAGAGAGTTTGGTGCAGAAAAAGCAAATGAACTCATAAAAAGATATGAAAATGGAGAGATAGTATCTCCTTTGCAAGAAGCATTATTGTCTGAAGAAAATTCTAGTTTGTTAAATGATTTCCAAAATAGAGCAGATAAAAAAGGTTTTGGTAAGAAAAGTTATTACACAATAGACGAAGTAAAAAGAATTTTAAAACCTGCTGACTTTAATCAATTAATGAGAGATAGAGCAAATATTCTTTTTGAATTAGATGCACAGTATGGTTTGTTGAATGAAGTAGGCAGAAGAGAAGATAATACTATTGATGTATCGCCAGCAGCGTTCAAACAAATATTAGCTGCTAAGAATATTAAAGGAAATATTACTGGTCCAGAGTTTGAGTTTATTAGAAAAACTATTACAGGCGAAGCTAAGTTTTCTAAGATGAACTTAGGTCAAAAAGAAATGTTGATGACTAGACTAGGTGCTTTGCCTAGGTTTGACTCTCCAACTTCTATACCTGATTTAATGCCTCGACAATATACAGAGCAACAATTAAATGCTTTTGCTAATCAATATCAAAATAGTGCTATTACTGATAGAGAAATACAGACTTACTTTGATTCTCAAAATTTAGTTAATACTAAAACACAAAGAGATAAGTTTAAAAAAGATTTATTATTTAGTAAGCGTGCTATAAAAAAAGGCAATCGAGTTCTTGGCAATCCAAACTATAAACTAGAGCAATCTAAAAATGCTACGCCTGATAATGAAACTCAAGGTGAATACATAGAAAGATTAGAGCAAACACAACTTACTCCTGAAGAAGTTGATAAGTTAGTATTTGGTCCACCAAAACCTGTATTAACTTTACCACCACCAATTACTTTAGAAAGCTATGATACTTTAGCAAAAGCTTTAGACCGAAGATTAAGGAAGCTAGGTCTAAGTAAAGATGTCAGGATAAAGATTACCGATTATTACAAGGGTATGCAAAATGCTGTTAGAGATGATAATGGTAATGTTATTGGTTTTAAAGAAGGTACTGAAAAACCAGATGCTGAATACAATAAAGCACATAAGACAATGCTCTTTTACATGGCTAGTATTAATCCCGGTGGGATGCCTTTTGGTGGAATGCCTGCTTTAGAAGAAAAGATGGTACAAGATTTAAACCATGAAGTCATTCATGCTATGAGGAATTTAGGTTTATTTACAGAAGGAGAGTATCAACAATTAGTTAAAGAAGCCAAAGCAGCTTTGCCTCAAGATGTTCAAAAGAAAATAAAGAAAAACTATGTTGATGAACTTAAGCTACCACCTTATGCGGTTGATGAAGAATTTGTTGCAGAGTTTTTTAGAGTTTATACAAAAGACCCAAGCAGTTTAAATCGTACACAAAGAACTAGAGTACAAAGATTTTTTGATTTTATAAGAGAGATGTTCAATGGCATTTATATTTCTGACTTTAGAAATCCTTATAAAATTCTAGAAGATATAGAAGCTGGTGTTATAGGTAGAAGAGATAGAAACAAAATTAGGTCAGCTAATGACTCTATGATACTGATTAACCAACTGGTAGGTGCTGGTGCTAGTTTGAATACTCCTCAAGCTACTGGAGATACTGATGGTGAAAGAGAACAACCTATTAAAGTAGCATTGAAAGATGTTATTGATGAACCTAAAGCTTTCAAATTAGATAGAGATAATTCTACAGGTCATGTAGCTGATTTAGTTCCTCCACAGTATGGTCCGCCTGCAGATAATTTAAATGAAAATACTTCTGATAAAGAATTTTACAAAGGATTACTTGGTCAGTATGGAACATTTGGTGTAAGCGGAAATCTTTATGACCCAAATGAGTTTCAAATTTATTCTGTTTATAGAAATAGATTTGGTCAAATAAATAAATATGTAGAAGAAAATGGAATGGAGTCTTTGGTAAACCCACAGACTGATGAAGCTATATATATTAAAGATAGCTTACAACTTTTAGCAGAAGAGCAACAATTTTTTCAAGCATTGCAAGAGGCACAAGGTAATCCTAATGCTCGTATAACTGTGTATCAAGCTGCACCACAAAGAGATTTGCGAGAAGGAGACTTAGTAACTCCTCTTAGAACAGAAGCTGTACAACTTGTAAAAGATTCACAAATAACACGACAGCAAATTAGAGAAGCAGAAAGAGAAAGATTAAGACAACAAGATATTGAAAGAACAGGTGCTATTGATTTAACTGCTGAAAGACTTAGAAACCAAGCAGATGAATTTATTGATAGAGACTTAATGGGCATAATAATGTCTAGCAAGACTCCATCAAAACTTCATGAATATACTATAAGAGCAAGAGAACTTCGTTGGGATGGTAATGGAGGCTGGGGTAGATGGGGATTTTTCCCTGAAAAAATAGTAGACCTTCCGACATTTAATAGAAAAATTAGTCCACAAAAATCTGTAGACTTTAAAGATAAAGGTGGACTCAATGAAAAGATAGAAGCTACTGTTGATTTAAATGGAGTTAGTACAGATATTGTTTTAAGTAAGACTGGTCAATCAACTGAAACTAATCCTTCTTTTGCAGCAGACCTTATCTTTGATAGAACATATGAACTATATGAAGTTTATGCCAAACCTAGTAATGAAATAAGAGATATTCTTTTTTCTAATCCTGTGCATAACGCACTACTTGGTTTTAAACAATTTGGTTTCTTTAATGAAAAGCTAGGAGAAAAACTTACATTTAATTACAACACTCCATTAGTATTAGTAGCTAAAGAAATAAACGACTCTCTCAATATATCTCCTGATGACCCTGCTTATCTTAGACCTTCACCACCAGCAGATTTAGTTGGTGGAGTTTCAATAGGTAGAGATGAAGATGGAAACATTACTCATTTAGAAAATATTTTTATAGACCAAAATCAACAAGGCAATGGGATAGCTAAAGCTATTCTTGAAACTATTATGTCTACTAATCCTAATATAGTAGATGGCAAAGAAAAACTTAACATAATAAACATAACACCTTCTGCATTAGACTTTTGGCAAAACTTAGGAACTGGTTTTATTGCAGATAAATATGGAGATATAGAACTTACTAGCGGTAGATTAGGTTTTTCAGATGTTGTTTATTCCAAACCAACTGCAGAGTTAGACTCAGCCAAAGAAGAAACATTGGCACAAGAGCAAGCAAAAATAAAAGAAGCTAAAGATTTTATAGAAAAAGAAAATGAACAGACTTATTCAGAAGCTGTGCCTAGATTTAATAATAAGGCAAGTGACTTAGCGCAAAAAGTTGCATATGAAATAGAACAAGAAAATGATGAAAGCTATAAAGACTTACCTACTTTTAGAATAGATAAACAACCTGTACCTAAAGAACATGAAAAAATAGTTGATGATGCTTTAGGACAAATAGAAGATGCACCTTTATCTTTTTGGGAAAGAGTATCAGAAGGAACTGTTTTTGGAAATCCAAGTAGATGGCTTACATCTTTGAGAGCAGCAATCATTGATAAGTACAACAAAGAACTACAAGGTATTAAAAAGAATGTTGCAGCTAATCCAGATTTAGAAAACATAGAAAGATTTGCAGAGACTGGTGCATACCAAGCTATGTTGTGGACAGATAAAGCTAAAGGTATTTTTGCATCTGTAATTAAAGATGGTTTTATGACCATGAAGAATGGATTAGCTTCTGTTGAAATAGATGGAAGATTAAATTTTATAAATGCTTTTGGAAGATTATATGACTTAGCACAGAAAGAAAGCATAGATGCTGAAAAACTTTTTGGTACTTATGGAGTAGGTATTAGAAGTAAAACTATCTTAGATAAAAATCAGTATGATGAAAATGGCAAGTTAGTTAAAGGACAACCAATACCTTTACAAGTTAATAAAGAAGATGGAGAGATAGACTTAGATGCAACTGTAGCTAAGATTGAACAAGCTCTAGCTATAGGAAATGAATACAAAGAAGTTAAAGAAGCTTGGGATATTTTTACAGAGATAAATGCAAAGACTATACAGTTTGGTATAGATACTGGAATGATTTCTGACTTAGCACCAATACCTGAAATAAGAAAAGCTTTATTAGACAATGGTATTGAGTCAGCAAAAGATGCTTCGGATGCTAAGTTATTATTACTTGCTGAACAGTTTAATAGTGTTAAAGGACTACAACCTGAAAATATTATTGAGACTAGGTCTACTGCACAGATATGGAAGGATGATGCTTCTTACTATCCTTTTTATAGAGCCATGGTTAATGAAGCTGAAAGCAAAGTTAATGCACCTAATATAGGTGGCGGAATACTTGGTGGTAATCCTCTAGCCATACCCATGAGAGGTAAGCAAGAAGCTGTTAATGTCAGACCTATTGAAGCTATTCTAAGAAATCAACTAGCAATTCTTACTGCTGGAATGAGAAACGATGCTGCACAAAAGCTTATGAGAAACCATCTCCTATCAAGAGTAGATAATGCTGATGGAGATTTAGAATTAGGCGCAAGAGAAGTGCCATCTGATAAAGCACAAGGCATAGATATTATTCCAGTATTTGTAGATGGTAGAAAAAAATTCTTTCAAGTAGCTGACCCATATTACTTTGAAGGCTTAAGAACACTCGGCATACAAGATGACTTGGGAGTTATATCTACTTTCCTAGGTATGCCTGCAACTCTACTTAGAGAAACAGTCACAAGAGACCCCGGATTTATACTTATTAATATGTTGAGAGATACAATGTCAGCTTCTGTAACAAGTGGTTCTCGCATAACACCTGTCATAGATACCTTTAGAAATTTTCAACTATTTGGTGCTACGGATTTAAGAGAGCTAGAAAGATTTGGTGTCCTTGGAGGATACGATTATTCAGCAGACTCTGTAGATGCAGTTAGATTTTTTGACAAGAAAGTAAAAGAGGCTGGCTTTGGAGAGAATGGTAGTCTTAATCCTAAAGATGCCATGATAAAAGTATGGGATTATTTAGGCAGAAAAACTTATGAGTCAGATGGTGCAACAAGATTAGGTGTTTATAAAAAAGTTTTAGAAGCTACTGGCAGTCACACCGAAGCGGCTTTCCAAGCATCAGAAATAATTAACTTCTCAAGAAGAGGTGGGCATCCAATTATGTCTATTATTACAACAGCTATTCCATTCTTAAATGCAAGAATACAAGGACTAGATGTACTGTACAGAAGTATGACTGGTAAATATTCTGCAGGCAGCCCGGGAGCTGCTGTCACCTCAGATAACCAAATTCGTAATAATATTATCAAAGGATTTGCATTAAGAGGTGGATTGCTTGCAATGGCTACACTACTTTATTATGCAATGGTTAGTGACAAGGATGAGTACAGAGCAAGAAGAAGAGAAGAAAGAGATGACAACTGGTTTATCTTTTCATCTGAAGGACTCCCACCTTTAAAAATACCAGTACCTTTTGAAGTAGGAGTTTTGTTCAAGACTTTACCTGAGAGAATAGCAGATGTTCTAATGGGTCAATCAAGCTTAGAAGATTTAAGCAGAACATCTTCAAGGGCATTGACTCAAACATTTATGGTAGACATCTTTGGTTTCCAAGCTATCAAACCTTTCTATGAAGCATACATAAATAATAGAAGTGGCTTTACTGGTAATCGTGTTGTACCTGATTATATAGAAAGAAGCTTAGAACCTAGGCTACAAGCCACACCTCAAACAAACGAATTCATTAGATTAATAGGACAAGGCTTGAACATTTCTCCTATGAAACTTGAATATGCTTTGAGTGGATATGGCGGAACTATAGGTACTTACATTCTGAGCCTCATAGATGCGGTCACAAGAGGCGTGACTGGTAAAGACATAGTGACCCCTACTATAGATAGATTGCCTCTCCTGAAGCGTATATTTGCCTCTGAAGTAGGTGCTGGTGTTCAGCAACAATTCTATGAACTAAGAGAGGAAAGCAATAGAGCCATTGCAACTATCAATGAACTGAAAGAAAGAGGTATGTTTAAAGAAGTCCAAACATTTCGAGCCAACAATGAAGGCTTGATAGAAACCAGACCTCAAGTGTTGCGTATCGATAGGTATATGAAAAGATACAGAGATAGAAGAGATGCAATCAAAAGAGACGAGACTATCTCAGACGAAGTAAAAAAAGAATTGCTTATGCAACTTGACCTTGCTAGAAATGCAAGACTATCCAAAGTACCTTATCTTCGTACCAAAATAGAAACTTTCATAAATCAATAACTATCTGTGAAACACCAGAGTGTGAAACATTGACCAGTAATATTTTCTCAAAGCTCGAAAAATCTGGGTTGCAGGTGACAGCCAGAAATCAGCAGAACTGAAAGCCTTAAAGCACAAACTATAACTGGTAATATTTTCTTCGGAGCTAAAAAATCTGGGTCGCAGGTGGGAGTTGTTTTGGATTAGTGCCTAGCTAGGTTTGAACAATCCTTAAAGAATACCCAGCTAGGACTTTTGTTTAGAAGTCTAAAGTTTCATTTAGTTTTTCTATTAACTTTTCTTCTTTGAATGGTTTGGTTCTAAAGAACCCTTTGTGTTGTGGATGCCTAGCATGGAACAACCTAGCATAGAAAGATATGTAATCATTACTAATCTTGAAGTCTCCTCCTTGAGTTTCTATCTCTCTATCCCAGCGTATCCGATTGATAATCGCCCATTGGGAATAATGTTTCCTTCCTGACTGTATCGCTCTTAGCGTGTACTCTTCAAACGCTTCCCACACTTGAGGATTTTTCTTATGCCAATCCCACCAATGTCTCTTTCGTTCTTCAAGTTCTTCCTTAAGTTGTTCCGCTAGTAGACTCATATCTCTAGATAGTTTTCATCCATGAATTCTGTCTCTTCAATATCTCGCCAAGTCCTTTCGATACCATCCTCGATTGGCTTGCCTTCATTGTCTAACCCATCCATGAGTTTATCGACAGCTTCTTCTAGAGACTCAGCATCTACATGGTAGCATTGGTAAGTCTTTTCTAGCATGATGACCTTTACTTTGTTAGCCATTATTTAACTGACCTACCCAATTCGTTAGTATCTTCAAAGTTAATGAAGTTTTCTATACTTATCTGAGCATCATCGCCATACTCTGTGCCACGAAAGATAACGAATATGTCGTTGCCTTTATCGTTTCTATAGTGGATGGAACTTCCCTCAGTATTTATATCTACCTGAGACAAAGCTTCAATGACCTCATCCATCTCATCATCGCCCAAAGGATTGGTGCTTTCGATAGTAAAGTTTCTTAAATCGACAGTCTGTTCTACAACATCAACAGAGAAGTTGTATTGTGGAATAGACTCATCGCCCATTTTCATTTGTTTTTCACTCATCATTTACCTCCATAAATAATTTAATAAAGTGTTCTGCATCCACGACAACGAGTGGCTTTGTTCTGTTTCTTTTGATTACTACCAAAGGTTCATACCCCTTGCAGTTTTCAGTAGCTTGTTCGTAAGCTTTCCATACATTCAAGGCTTCTTGGTTCTTACATTCAATACTATAGGGAAAGACATCTCTTGATTGCTTACCCATGATTATATCTTCGCCTTGACTACCCATAGGTCTTGACTCTAAATCCTCTTCGTCTAGTTTCAAAAACTCCACCAGTTTTTCTACAAACCATTTCTGTAAATTCCTTCCTTTTGCTTTTGCAGATTGTGGTTTCATAAACTATTCCTAGTAATATTTTCTTCCAACAACTCGCCAACCTGTACTAACAATTCTTCTTCTGTTCCATATGCTTCTTCAAATCTTTTCTTGTTTGGATGTCTGCTTATCGGTGGATTGTGACTGCCATTTCTATGATGGATTGCACACAAAGGCAAGACTTTCATATGACTTCTTTCGCCATCTATGATGTGATGTATTTCTGCTGGTGTATTTGGATACCCATTATTGAGGCACACAATACAACCCAACGCTCTTACTCTATCCATATGTTTCTGTTCTTCTTTAGTCGGTGTCTTTCCTTTCATGTAATTAAGTAGGGGAGTTTTAGTTATAGTCAGAAAACTCCCACACCGAAAATTTGACTGGCATCGTTTTAGTTATATTATTTAGAGTCGTTATAACATGGCGCAAATGCCAAAGAACGACTTGACTAGGTATGATGTTAGCAAAGTACCAACTAAATCTAAGCACCATACCTAGCTTGTTCTCTCCTCTGAGAAACTTCTCTTGTTCGCCAAACTTCATAGCCAACCTCAAGACTCTTCAGCTTTACTCGTATAGCTTCGAGTGTTCCTTTAGCTACCCCAACTTTTATCCTAGCATCCTTCAACTCTTCCGATGCTTCGGCATAAGTCTCCTGACCGCTATTGGTTTTGATACCACTATCCAAAGCTTTCAGCTTCAACACAGCTTGCAACTGCTTGACCTCCGCTTCTTTCGTATGTACTTGAACCATCGCATCTTCGATTAGAGGTGCTAACTTTCTAATCATGTGTTGCCAATTCTCTATTACTTCTTCGCTCATGCTTCCCCCTCAAGTCTTTCTACTTCTTGCCAAACTTTCTGCTTTGCATACTCTGTTGCTTTGTTGCAACTTCCGATGCAGTTATCAAGCAAAGTCAAATACCTTTTTAGGTTTGTGAAATCAGTCTTGTCCATAGCTTCTCCATAAAATATTACTGGTCAAAGTTTCTGCGTGAAAAAATCTGCGTTGTCAGATTTGATAGCTTGATATTTGTCAGCGTTCTCTTCGACAATTTCTGCATCTTCTATCTCGTCTCTCATGGCTGGTGTACAGACACAAACCAAATCAACTCCTTCGCTATAGACAACTTCCCATTGTTCATCATCAGCTAGGTCTACTTGCCTTCTAGCATCTTCAAGACTTTCAGCTTCAACTGTTATCTCTTCAATCCTATTGATAGATTGCTCAAATGTGTAAAGTCCTTTACTCATTCCCTACCTCCTCAACTTCAAATTCAATGTTAGATAGATTTAGTTTGTCGTTAGTTTCTTCAATCGCATCTTCATAAGTTTCAGCTTCTACTTCAAACTCAAAACTTCCCTTCACTATAAATGTCTTATCCATCATCGACCCCCATTGATGCTCTGCCTTCAAGCAATTCTCCTATCTCACATTCAAAGTCTTGAAGTTCTCTGATAGTCCTTTGCTTAAGTGCATCCATCATATCCTTGATTGCTGAGTAGCTAGGTTCTTCTTTCTTTTCCAGTTCATTGAATACAGTTTCTAAAACTTCATGAACCTCAAATTCAAATCTCCTTTCTACTATCCCATATATCCTATCGAATATCTTATGATAGCCATCGTATGATGGTAGATTACTTCTCTGTTTCTGTGCCATCTGCACCTCCAAAAAAATTAGTTAAGTTTTTCTTTTCAAGAATTCTATTACCATAGAGTTCTGTGAAAATCCTTTTGCCAATAGGAAAAGGATGAGGCTCTTGGTTATATGCCCTCCTTTCCCTAGAGTTCTCGTTGTACCAAAGCTTGAAGTTCTCTTCAAAACCTATCTTGCTGTCATACTCAAATTCCATAACAACTAGAATGGCACATCAATATCTTCCAAGACTGGATGAGTTCGCTTCTCCTCTTCAGGCTTCGGCTCTTCAGCTTTAGTCTCAGTATTTTGTTTCATAGGAATATCAAGACGAGCATACTTGTAGTCGTTGCCATTCTTACTAGTCCTATCCCATAAAGCTACTCTGAGTTCTGCTGGTTCTCCAGTCTTAACTTTCTCTACCAACTCTTTCAGAGTGTCTCTGTGTATCTCAATCTTCCCAGTCCAATCAGGCTGTTTATCAGTCTTTTTGAAATTGTTCTGATAGATTGCACCATCGCTTTGCGGTCTTTCGTCTGCCATATTAACCCTCCTTCTTGTTAAGTTCTTCGGCTTTATCTGTGAACAGCGTATCTAACTTTTCCTTGTGGTCAGGAAACTTCTCGCCCAATACAGCGATATGCTTTGCATTAGACTTGTAGTTCGACCTGAGTTCTTCGGTGTTATCAAAAGCTGTGATAATCAAAGACATTCCCTCAACGAAAGCTTCCGCCCAAGCTTCATCATAAGCTGGCTCTTCTTCTTTCTGAGGCTGTTCTTCTTTCATCTTGACAACCTTCTTAGCTGTTTTCTTTTTTACTTCCTCAGACTTCTTGTCCTTGCTTTCGTCAGGCAAGTCATCCGAGAAACCCATATACAATGATATACCCAATCCGAACATGGCAATCGCCTTCGTAAAACATCTCTGTTTATTGTCGTTGATTTGCCTACTATCAGGATTGATTATGCTATTGTTCTTGTAGTCCATAACTGGCAAGGTAGCAGAACGACTACACTCGCCAATGGTTATAGTGACAGCAACTTCTAAAGTGCCATCCTCAAATTTCTTCGGCTCATGATACAAATACTTAGCATCAGGATAATTCTGACAAAGTAAGTACCATGCCCTACTCCATGAAAGATAAGACAAGTTCATCTTCTCTTCCACATATTCTGAGACATCTACTTGAGACAATGTCTCCCATATTTCTTTATAGTCAGACATTTGCATTTGCCTCCATTTCCATTTGCTCATTCCAGTATGCCTCTAGGTCAGGCAACTGTCCTCGTATGATGTCATCAAGGTCATAGCAATAAGCAACTCCATGCTTCTGCATAACCTTAGCTTCAGACTTCTTAAGTTTTCTAACCTCGTCAATTCTGATTAGTCTGTTTCCATCTGTGTACCAGTTCTGATTGTCAGCATCCTGACAACTTGAGTAGTTCCAAGAAAGATAACATTGCTCAGTCACATCATCCTCAGCCTTGGGATGTTCTCCCCATTTGTATTTACTAGACACCATTGCTTTGTCATAGTATTCGTGAAAACCATCACGACAAGTCGTGGTGATTAGGTAAATATTACCAGTTATATTTTCATCCATCGGCTACCTCCATAGCGTATTGATTACAAAACTGTGAGACATTGCAGTAGTCTTTACACTTACGACTCTCGCCTTTGACAAAGTCCACATACAAATCTTTATCGTTTTGTTCGTTAATAAAATCGTTCACTTCCTCCTCGGTATTCAGAATACGAATTGCTCGTACTCTGTTTTTCTTTAATACTCTGTAAGAGTCAGCTTGTTTCCATCGTTCCTCGTCAGTACACAAGGGCAACTCCTTACTAATAAGATAGTCAGCATCTGCCTCTTGATGTGCCTTGACTCTAGACACAATGAATTCTTCTTGCTCTTCTTCAGTCCAAAGCTTGATAGGTATTACTGATACCTGAGCATCAGGATAATCCCCACCGCTTCTCTGCTTCTGTCTTTCAGACCAATCTCTATTGATAGTTATAATCTCCAACTTCTCAACATCCTTGTTGTGATTTTTCTTGTACAACCAAGCATAACAATTCAACTGTTGTTCCCATTCAATCTTCCCTTCCTTCAGAGCGTGCATCACAGTCCATGAGGAAGTGACCTTCAAATCTCTAAGAGTAGAGTCTTTCAATGACATCGAGTCAAACTGTCCTGAGATAGTCCAGCCTCGCACATTCCAGTACAAACGCTCTTCGGTTATCGTTCCTTCGTGACCGATGTTTGCTTGTTCCATTATGTAGTGCGAAGCTGTTCCTAATATCTTCCATATCTCGTCTGATACATCAACAACTAATTCGCTGTGATGTTCTCTCGCCAAGATATTAGGTCGAGGTGCAGAGAGTAATCCAGTCACACTAATAGAAGCTTTGCCCTTAGAGTATGTATCTTGCTGGACAGCACGAACAATCTCTTCAGGCAAGTTATTCTTATTAGTGTACTTCATTAATCTTGTGGCAAAGAAAAGAACCTTCTAATCGCTTCCGCCCAATATGTCCAAGTAGAAGGAGAATACTTTACACCGAACCATCTGAGGTTGAAGTCCGCCCTCAACTCTGCTCGTTTGGTTTCAAGTCTTTCTATCCTTCTCCTTAGCCTATCGGTTTCCTTAACTATATCCTTGACCTTGTCGTCAAGAGTATAGAAGTCCTCAGCAAATAAAGGTCTGTTCTTCTTCCTAATTCTTTGAATGACCTTGATGCAACGAGAGACTTGTCTTTCGCCCAAGTCATCATATCTTTCGCCATATCCTCCCATCATTCAACTCCGAAGTCTTTCTTCTCTATAGGAGTGCCAAGCTGTACAACTGCTTTAGCTATCCTAGTCACAACTCCAGCCAAGCTTAGAGTAGAGCCTAAGTTTCTTGTAGTGCTGTGCGAGTATCTTCTTAAATCCCTGAGACTTATGTTGCCATCCCTAAACCTATCAAGAGTTTGCTGGTGTGCAATCTTGCTAGAAGCATTTTTAAACCTAGTATGGCAGTTAGTCATTCTGTCAGGATGACCCTTCAAGAATTGACCTATGACATGAAGGTCATGATAAGTACAGAACGCTATCGATTTGCAATCGAAAGTCAAAACAACTTCTGCATCCTTTTCTTCAGGTTGCTCTTGCTTCTCAACAGCCTTGGATTTCTTGACCTCTGCATCTGCGAAGGCTTTCGACATGGCTGTGTCTCGCTGGTTGTTTGTAATATTATAAACTGTGACTGGTCTAGATTTCTTCTCAGCCTCAGCATTGATAACTTCTTTTACATTATCAACCTTCGATGTACTCAAGAGTTTCTCTGAGAGAATGTCTATCGTGCCATCTGCATACTTAAGTCTATGTACTTTGATGACTTCTAAAGATGCCTCGCCTTTAAATCTAAACTGTCTGTGATTAGTCAGGTCAGATAGCTGGACAGCCATAGTGTCAGTAGTGCCTACCTTACCAATGATAGCTACTCCTACTTCATAGTCTCTGATTTTATTTACAGTAATGTCCAATACTTCGTATAGTCCACCACCACCATTGCGGTCTGTCTCATTTACTTTCTGAAACATCTGACCATTTTTGATTTGATTTGTTTCCAATTTAGCCTCCCTTATAAAGTTAGTTAGTTCGCCATATACCAACACCACCTTTCATCTTAATAACAGAGAACGACATATCGAGTCGCACAGATTTAAACCTATGAACAGCGTTTCTTATTATCTTGATTTCCTTATCAATCTTAGACTTACTAATCTTGATAAAGATATGGTCTCCCTTATCCATTTGGATAAGAGGCAAGTCGTACTTGATAGGTTTCCCTCTCAAATTACGCTCAGGCATCGGCACATCTTTTTCAATTTCGTATTTCATAGTAGTTAATGTGTATATAATATTCCTATACTATACACGAAAAATGAGAAGTGTGGCGGTAAAGTTTGAAAAAAAGTAAAAAAAAATTTATACTGCCTCTCATGGATTTTGGTAAGCATCTCGATAAAAAAATTTTGCAACAAGCAATACGAGACATCGCTTCCAAAAACCTAGATATTTCCACAGAAGCTATTGAGTATTTCCAGTCAGAGTCTTTCAAGAAACTCTGCATGAGGTATGAGATTAATTCTGAGAATATCTTGGAGGCTGTTAAGAACCTTTATGATTATCCGCTTGTGTCTAGAAAAATTCTTGCGAATGAAATCAATCGCATGGTAGATAGTAAGTGGTAGTAGGTACTTAGTAAGTATTTTAGTAAGTATATACATAGTAAGTATATAGGAGAGTGAGAATGGAAAAGAAAGAAATTCGCCAGCATATTGATAGCAACCCAAGGACATCAGGTCTGAAGGTAGGTCAATACAAAATCATTTGCCCTAACTGTTCCAGCCAAAGAAAGAAAAACAAAAAGGACACACCTTTGAGTGTGAACATTAGCATAGATATGATTACCTATTACTGCCATCATTGTAATATCAAGGGAGGCATATCTAGAAAAGGAGAAAGAAGTATGGAAATAGTAAGCGACTCAACAACATCAGCCACACTAACAACAAGTGGTAGTTTAAGTATCATGAGTTCCAAAGGAGGAAGCATATCTATAGGCACAATAAAAGAAGAGAAGCTATCGGAGTGCGAGCAGAAGATTGAACAATGGTTGGGCAATAGAAAGATTGATTTAGATACCGCCAAAAAAATGGATTGTGTCTGGGAGGAGACAAAACATTTACTGGTAATAGGTTTTCCATACTGGGAAAACGGAAAAGTTTCTGCTTGTAAATGGCGTACAGCCAATGGCAAGAAAGACTTTTGGTGGACAAATTCTGCTAGCAAATTGTGGGGAAAGGAAGGAGACGAAAGTAAAAGGATTGAGGGATTGGTTATAACAGAAGGAGAGATGGATGCCTTGTCAATCAAGCAAGCTTTCTTGGATGCAGATATGGATGTCTCTGTTTTCTCTGTGCCAAATGGAAGTCCTAACAAGATTACTGATGGGAAGGTAGACCCAAGTGAAGATGGTAGGTTCAAGTATGTTTGGAATGATAAAGATTTGTTAGACAAGTATGACAAGATAATACTAGCCTCAGATACTGATACTGCTGGAGATTGTTTGGTTCACGAATTGAGCAGAAGGATTGGGAAAGCAAAGTGCTATCGTGTTGATTACAAAGGATACAAAGATGCCAATGAATTACTTATCAATACAGACGAGGCAACTCTGAGGAAGCAAGTCCTCAATGCAGAACCCATTCCTTTACATGGATTGAACAATATGAAGCATTACTCAGATGAGTTCGAGAGTTTGTACAAAGATGGCAAGCCTTCAGGTATATCAACTGGAATAAAGTCCTTGGATGATTTGTTCACACTTCAGACTGGTCAGCTTTATGTCGTGACTGGATGGGCTGGTCATGGGAAGTCTGCTTTCCTCGACCAAGTGATAGTCAATGCTGGCAAGCTGTATGGTTGGAAAACTTGTTATGCTAGCTTTGAAAAACCGCCCTCATTTCACAGCGTGCAACTCGCTCAGATACTAACTGGCAAGCCATTTTTCAAAGGACACAATGAAAGAATGACAGAGGCAGAAAGGAATGATGCTTCCGCATGGATAGAGGAACACATATTGTTCCAAGATTATTTGGATGGAGGATTACCGACAATAGAAGCTATCCTTGATAAAGCACAAGCAAGTATCCAAAGGATGGGATGTAGGATGTTAGTAATAGACCCATTCAACTTTATACATACCGATAAGTCTTATGCTTTAGAAACAGATATGGTCAGCGATATGTTGAGCAAGGTGCAACTCTTTGCCAAGCAAACAGATTGTTTGGTTTGGTTCGTGGCACATCCGAGCAAACCATTCAACAAAGAAAAAGTAGGACACCCAACACCGCTTGATATAGCTAAGTCGATGGCATGGAGTACCAAGCCTGATGTCTGCCTAGCAGTCCATAGAGGCAACGAGGCTGTCGAAATACATTGCACCAAGGCAAGGTGGTATTGGAACGCTAAACTCGGCTGTGTTAAGCTTAATTATAATCCAGTAAATGGTAGGTATGGAGAGATTGAAGAACAAGAAGATGACTTCGACTGGGATTTCTGAGGAAGTTCTAATCGTAAATGATGTAGGAAATTCCTATCTACATCTGAGACACAAGGTAGAAGTTAGAAGCATTGACAATACCAAGGTTGGTAGAGCCATAGTCTTTGACCAGCATATTATCGACAAGCTTTATACCGAACAACTAATCAACGAGAAACAACACAATGTTTGTGATAAATATTTAGGTTTGATTTCTAGGTCAGGAGTTTTTCCACAGAGTTCGGCTGGCGACCTTGACAAAATATTTACCAGTAATAGTTCTCCCAGCGTCAATACAAAACCACTTGTACTAAGCCAAGTTCAAAACAGATTGGTTGAGGATTGTGGAAGTAAGAAGGAGAAAGAGTTTTGGAAAGTCATGACTGAGAACCCTGATAGGATTACTCAGTCGCAACTTGATAGTGTGATTGATTGCTCAGATGCAATGCTAAACTTTTGGTATCTTAGTCAGACGAGTCCAATTTCCTTATTTCAGAAAGCTTTTTTAAACCTGACTGAGTAAGCTTACCCTGACTTTCCCACTCTTCTAAGATTTCACGAGGAACATCGTCTCTATATTTGTATATATCTGTTTTTAAAACACCATCAATATACTTGTCATCTTCTTCATCTTGGATAGGTTGTGGTTCTGCTTGGATAGGTTGTGGTTCTGCAATCTGCGGTTCTGATTTCACAACGCTATCATAAGCTTCATTGATTAAATGAATTACTTGTCTGTTTAAAGAGCGAAGATTTTTTTGTGCCAACTCTCTTGCCTTCACATAGGTTTCTTCATCACACCTAATATATAAATTTTTCTCAGCCATATAGCCTCCTCAATTAATTTTGTTATCGTCATCATGTAAGTACACTATGTCAGGCGAAGGTTCTACTTCTGCTATCGCTACGCTTTCTTTACCCAACTGATAGAACCTATTATTTTTTAACTGTTCTATAGCAATATCCATCGCCCACTCATCATGTTTCAACAGAGGTTCGTCAAGTAATTTAATCGCATGAGCAATCGCATCTAACTCGGAGTCATGTACCCACACCTTATGCACCCATCTCCCTATACTTTTTTGAGAAGATTTAACAAAAGGTTCAGGCAAATCTAATTCGTAAGTGTGTCTTACAACTGCATACATAATGCTATTGTAGAGAAATGCTATCAGTAATTCAATTTTAATTTAGAGAGGAGGCACTAGAGAAGAATTATTTTATTGTACTAGTACCTCCTCATTGGGAGAATTGGTATGAAAAAAATAAACCAATAACCCATTGTACAAAAAAAGAGAGAGGCAGTCTATTACCTCTCTCAACTTTTAACTTTCTTAGGAGGTGTCGTTAAAACACTTCTTAATAACGACAATCTCTGTCGCTGTTCAACCAGTATAGCAATCGGCTTGCACCTCGTCAAACTATTCACAGCTTATCCACAGAATTATCCACATTCAATTTTCTGACCATAATCTCCACCAAGCGTACACGAGATGGTGAAAAAATATTTACCAGTAATAGTTTTCGGGAGAGGATTTTTGACCAAAAAAAAAGCGGAGACTATGCAGTAAATTAATACCACATAGCCTCCGCTAATTTTTACTTCCTTGTTTTTTTTATGCTTTCGTTATTCTGAATTGCTCTTCGATACAGAAATCAACAAAGGTTTCGGTTGGAGGTCTGAGAATAATCTCTGCCTCGTCTCTTGCATTGATATAAGCAAGCACCTCATCTTTCTTGATACTCTTTTCAAAAAGCTTGCAGTCTCGCAAGCCTTCGTATCTATCTCTAAACCATTCAGCTTTTTGTTTGCTTAAAGTCCAAGACATATGCTCGTGTTCTCCACCTCGATAGACATAGAACTCGTCAGGTAAATGGTCAAAGGTTTCCCTATCTTCTTTATCCATCATGAGTCTTATGTCTTTCGCATCGTGGTCTAATATCAGAGCCATCCAAGGAACAAAATGTTCATAGACATTCTCTGTATCAGTCCACAACCAGCGAACAACCTCCCAATATTTTTCTTTTGAAAGATTGCAATGCTCAGTATATTCACTCGGATTAGCATTGTTTTTCTGCTGGTCATGTAAGCACCAACGAACAAACTCAGGCACTCGATAAGGTCTCTCTATATTTATGAGATAAGCATCAACATCTTTTTCAAGATAAGCTTTTCTCAGAGCAGAAACCTTGAGCCAGTATCTGAGATTAGTTTCATGGATATGCCACCTTGTAGATGGATACACGATAGAGATTAAGCAAGGATGATGAAGCATGAAACGACCACGCTCTCCATAGTCACGCTTATGACAATTAAACATGAGATTATCTTCGAGCGTATCATCCATTTCCAACTCATCAGGATTGCCATGAAGGTCATGCACATGAGCCTTTAACTCTTCGAGCAAAACATCTTCATCAATGAACCTATCAATCCATTCTCCATTGACATCTACATAGTCAAGCATGGAAGTCATGTAAAGAGCAGTAGACTCTATAGTGTTGTATCTATTCTCAACATCTCCGAAGCCTTCCGCTTTGTGAACACCTCCATGAGGCATGGTACTGAAATGTTCTCTAATAACATCCCTATTCAACCATGTAGGATTAGCCTTTGAAATGATACTCATTGGGAAACCTCCGAGACTTTTACTTCTGCTTTGTCGAGAAATTTCAAAACTGAATTGCAAATCTCTACAACTTGCTCATCACTCTTCCAAAACTCCAAAGGCTCTGACCCACTAGCAGACTCAATCAAGACCTCAAGAAGTGTTGCCATTGCTATAGCTTCTTCCATCGGAATTGTGAGCAGAATGTCCACCTTCCTTGCAGACTTTTCTAAGATTTTGTGTCTTTGCTTTGACAATTTAAGAACTGTATCACTCATAGCGAACCTCCTTGCTCTCTATCTTCCTCAATTTCTCTTATTAAGAAACCAAGTGATGCCTGAGCAACTTGACACGCTTCGACAACTCCACCCTCGCAGATGTTAGAGAAAGTCACAAGTGACCTTTTCAGGTCTTTCACTTTATCTAGACTAATTCCATCTAGTCTGTCGATACTTTCTTGATAAGAAAGTAAGTCATCAGCTATCACAGAAATAGTATCAAGCAAATCACTTACCTCATTCTTCAAAGCAACTCGCTCATCCATGTACAACATTGTTTCTTTTACTTCTGCCATTACGCACCTCCAGTTTTTGTGACGCTTGAGGAAATATTACTCGTAATATTTTCTCCTCCCTGTTCCACAGGATTGTGCAAAACAAGAACACCACCATTCTCATACGAAAGATAATAAGATTTATCTTCCACCACTTGAGTTTTGAAAAGACTCAAAAACTTTTCATATATTTTTTTCATATGCACCTCGCATTTGAAAGTTAAAAGGAACTGATTTCGGTTCTTTTGAACCAACGCTTACACGCTCTCATATTGAGTCATCAGGAGAAAACACACATTTTCTCTATCAGTTTCCTGAATTCGACCTCCATAGAGGCTCTCTCGCTGGCGAAAAGAGAGGAGGCTAAGGTTTAGTACCACCCTAAAAACCTCCTCTCAGAACGCTCATTGAGATTAACTCATGTAGATAACTTCTCCGAAACCTGACTCTTCAATCTCATTACCGCCATAGCTACTGCCATCCTGACCATAGCTAAAGACATGACAGATAGGAGTATCAAGCAAGGCATCATGTTCTTGCTCGAAGCTTCCCTCTCCATCCGAGAAGTGAACAATCAAATCAATCTCATCAAGGTCGAGGAACTCTTCGACAGCATTGAATGGCGCATCGAAGTTAGTCCACCCTGACCCAGCAAAATTGATTTCATCTTTATCAGGCATCTCATCTCCTTGGTCAGTATCGTAGACATCGAAGTATTCGCCTTGCTCATTTCTGAGAGCGACACCAGCATACCTATTGACCATGAGTTTCTTGACCTGAAACTCTTCGAGGATAGCGAGAGCCTCAGTAATGAATGAGTCTCTATCACCCTCAGTAGAACCTGAAACATCAACCAGCATCACGACATTTTTGATTGATGGTTCTTTGTCCTTACTAGGCATATAGATACCACGAGCCATGTGTCTGCGATTAGGCATAGACCAAGTGTTATTGTTCGATTGAACCTGAGTGAACATATCTCTAAACATATCCTCCCAAGGAACAACTTGCTCAACCAACTCAGACTTACGACCTCCGAGATAATCAATCCCTGAGCCTTCGCCTGAATTAATCATGCCTTGAACTTTCTCTGCCATCATTACTTGAGCATCAAGTTTAGTTATCTGCTCTTGCAACTCATCTTCAGAAAACTGAGAGCCATCTTCGTTAGTCATGTCAAAGACACCGCCAGCCATCTGAGGCAAATCATTCAAGTCAATCTTCCCTGACTCATTGGTCTCAGGAGAACGCTCATCGGAGAAACCCTGACCAGTAATATTTTCATCATCACCAGTCTCCGCATCTCCATCTGCATTTCCGCCTGAACCCTGACCTTCGGTTTCCTCATCGGTTTCCTCATCGCCATCGCCTGAGCCTGAGCCTTGAGTATCCTCTTCAGACTCATCTTGATTGTCATCCTGACCCTGACCCTGACTTTCGTTCTCGTCAGAGTCATCGCCCATCTGCTGTTGCATATCATCGATAGCTTCTTGAAGAGCCTCATCGTCATCGAACAAGATGTCATGAATGGTATCCGCATCCATGATAGAGCCATCTTTGTTTAGGTATCTATGCGAGAGCAATGCACCTTGAGGCAACTGTTTCCCAAGCTTATAAACTTCATAGCCATTGATTGCATAATCAGTAGCAATATTCCAAAGCTTCGGATGCCTATCGCCTCTTCTAAGATGATGACCCCATACAACATGAAGAGCCTCGTGAATGAGGACACCTTTGATTTCTTCCATCGGTAGACCGAGGACAAAATCAGGATTGTATTTTATGACCTCGCCATTGGTTGCCATGGTGTCAAAAGAACTATCCTCTTCCAAGGGCAGACTCAAAAGAATTGATGCAAGACCTGACTCAGAATTCATCAATTTGTTTTTCGCCTTGAGCATTACTTCATTAGCAGAAAGACCACCATGAAGAGACCTCTGAGATTTATCGTAGCTACTCATTACTTGCCCTCCTCTAATCCAGCACCTGAAAAGATTTTGCCAAGCGTATTCTGATTAAGAATTGACTTAGCCTTCTCCATGTCCTGAGTGACTTTTGCTCTTTTGGTTTTTCCAATATCGCCTTTGTCTCTCAGAGAGTCGATGTCATTTACTGAAGCGAGAGACTCGACACAAACTTGAATAGCCTTGTCAATCTCTTCGCTTTGAAAGAGTTTTTTATTCAGGTCTCTGTTAGTTTCAATTTGGTCTTTAAGACCTTGAAACACGCTGTCCTTGAAAAAGGATTTACCTGAGCCATCTTTCTTTAGAGCATTGATGATGTTAGTTATTGAACCCTCCAAGTCCTTTTTCATCTTCTCTGCTAGCACTTTGAAGTTAGACTCATAACGAGAAGCGACATTGTTCTCTATCGCTTTTCTCCTCTTAGCATCCGCATGAATTCTTTCGTCATTGCTTGTGTCATAAGAACTGAAAAAGTCAGTCGTTATATTGAAAGCAAATTTCTTTTCAATTTGATGCCATTCTTTGTAGTCTTGCTCATTCGCAAGCTTACCAAGTTTAGCCATGCCCTCTTGGATGAGTCTAAGATAATCAGTCTTAATCTCATTGACCAACTCTGAGAACTTAGCCTCATACTCTTCGTAACCATTAAGCAAAGTATCAAGCTTCTCATTGGAGACTATCCTCCATTCAGATGCCATGCCCTCGCCATCTTGCCAAGCGTGAGTATATTTATAAAGATACTTCTTTCTAAATTCATTCTGAATTTTTCGGAACTCTTTATTAATATCTCTACCGAAGATTTTTTTATTAACACCAACGAGAGAAGCGACAGCATTTTTATTGCTGGCTAACTCCTCACTCGCAAAGCTATCTTTTTTGATACCACTAATGGCAGACGAATAAAACCTGACCTTCGTAAAAGTATCTTGAAAGATAGTATCTATTTTGATTTTCTTTTTCATATTGCACCTCCGCAAAATTAATTTAAAGAAAGTTAAAAAAACTGTTTCATGCTTTTGCAATCATCAGACCGAGTACCCACTCGATTACAGTTTCTGAAACTGAGTAGGGAGAAATATTGACTAGTAATATTTCCCCCCACCAGTCTGATTTAGATTAACACCTTGTCATTTTCAGAAATGAAAACTGAATAGGTGCTGGTGTTTTTCAACTCAGGGCAGACACCGACCACCGCTCTCATGAAAAAGACAGCGAACTCTTTCGATGGAAAAGTATCAATCCATTTCAGAGAGTTATCGAAGTATGAAGGCTTCAACTTCTCGTCTGCATCTTGGATGGCAGAGACCAACGCAACTGCTGTCGCATATTGCAGACCCATGGTCTCAGGAACATCGACCTTCTTGCCATCGACAATGTCTGCAAGGTTCGGAATATCCTGAGATAGATTTATGAAATTCATAAATTCTAATCCAGCCTCGATACCGACATTGCTCTGAGCGTGGAAAGGCATCAAGTCTTTGTCACTCTCAGGCATTGCCTTCATGATGTCAGACAGTCTCGACCATGCTCTTGGAGAAGGTTGAGGATTACTATCCTTGGCATCGAACTTCCATAACAACTTAGGCATAAAATTTATGAACCCTAAGATAGAGGAATGAACACCAGCCTGAGAACCCCAAACGAGCCAGTCATTAACATCATGCTTGAAATTAATCAGAGCCAGCCTATTGGTCATATGAGCAAGCATCTTGTTAGCACCTGACCTATCACTCGCTCTGTTTCCAGCCATGACAATATGCCAGCCTTCAGGCATGACATATTCTCCCAGCCTTCTCTCATGAACCAACTGTCCGAGAAGCTTCTGCATATCCGCAGTCGCTTGAGCGAACTCGTCAATAAAAAGTAGACCCTCTCCACTGACTGGAAGATTTCCGAGAAACGCTCTCTTCTGTTCTCCATTTACAATGAAAGGTAGACCACCCAACTCAATCGTCTCATACAGACTCGCTCTAAAATCAAGCGAACCGAACTCGTCTTTCTTAGGTCTAATTGTCTCAACGATTTTTCTATCTCCAGCTAGCACCTGAGCGAACTCATTTACTATCGCAGATTTACCAACACCAACACCGCCTAAGAGCATCGGAACTTTTCCAGCACTCACGACATTGTTTAATAGCCTCAAAGCTTTAGATGGAGAGGCTTCCATCATTTTATTTTCTTCACTCATATTGCACCTCCGCAAATTGTGAAAGTTAAAAGAACTGTTTCGGAACTTTTGTTCCATCATCAGACCGAGGCACACACCTCGATGACAGTTTTTTGAGAGAGAGGATTGATTGCTCAACCCTCTCCTCAAATGGATTAGAAATTCGGATTATTCCAAACTTCCTTCTCCCATTCTTGAAAGTCCTCGCTTTCGTGTTGCTCGTCAATCCAGTCACGCACACAAGAATAAGTCGGTAACAAATATTCGTTATGCCATTCGCTATCCCTCTTATACTCTGCATGGTAAAAAACTTCTGTTCCAAACTTCTCAGAACGAGTAATTATTTTTCGGATACGAAAACCTCTATACTCGAGAACTTCGACTGTCTCTTTAGTCACATAAAAATCTTTCATTATGACCACCTCCCATCTTCACTCATTCGTTCCGCAAGGACAGTAAGAAAATCTACTGTCTTTAACTTAGCGCTCTCAGAGTATCGAGAAGTTTTTAGAAAAGTATCCATCAAATCATAGACAGCATCGTAGCTTAGAGTGTCGAGTCTTTTTAGTATCTCCGACCATTTCTCTAGCATATGTGCTTGCATGAGTATTGTCTGAATATCTCTTATGAGTTTATTCTGCAACTCGTCTCGTTCCTCTATAGTCAGCATGTTTTTTTGTAGTTCCGCCATTAGACCACCTCCTTGGATTGTGCTTCCCAGTATCGAGAACTGTTTTTAAATTTACGAACAGATTGCTTTCTGCTATCTCTGTTCACCTTGATATTTCTGATATAGAAATTTTTCATAATGCACCTCTGCAAAATTAAAAGTTAAAAGTATCTGTTTCTGCTTTCGCTTCTTCAGGCAAGGCACACACCTTGCGACAGATATTGCGAGGGATAGCAAAGCGCCATCCCTCACAAAAAATTTTCTTTAAGGAATTTGTTTTACATAAATGTTTTTTTATTCTCATCTCAGAGTCGGATAGGTCACTTTATGTCTATCCAATCGTCACTCGTTAGTGACCATCATTTACATTTTGCGACATCTTGTTTCGTGCTAACAAGTGATAGTCTTGTTTCGCTGTCGGTCAGAGGTGTCCTTACTTTCACGCCTCGTCAGCCTGTCTGCGAGTTTTCCTTCCTGAGTTAGAGAGCCAAGGATTGACTCCACGCTTGCCACCTTCCCTAGGTGTTTTCCGCAAGCGGTCAAATAAAAATCTTTACTGGTCTATTGTTTCTACCCTCCATATTTTGTCCACGAGAGAGCGACAAATCGTGTCGCTTGTTTCGTGTCTGTTTAAATCTGTTCTTCATATGTCTAATTATATACCTCTCATATGTGCAAGCAAGCATTTAGTAAGCAAAAAGATAGTAGTTTCAGAGGAACTCTGACTAGGAATATTTTCTCCAACTGGTTAAAATTTAACCACCATGAAAAAACCCAATTTAAAAATCGTACCGAACCAAACAGACCTAACACCGAAGCAGAGAAAATTTGTAGACCTAATCATAAAAGGAAAGCACACATATAAAGATGCTTACTGTGAGGTCTATGATGTAAAAATGAAAAAGGATGGCACTCCGCCTAAATGGACAGAGACAGAGTCGAGCAAGCTTCTGGCGAACCCTAAGATTGCACTAAGCATACAAAGAGCAATTCAGAAGGTAGAGCAGTCCTCAGTAGCATCCTCTGTCCGAACGAGAGAGTATGTTCTTGAAAGGCTAATGGCAGAGAGTAAGGAAGCGGACAGCGATGCAAGCAGAGTCAGAAGTTTAGAACTTTTAGGAAAGACAATCGGATTGTTCACAGACACAGTCGAAGTGAAAGAGAGTAGAGATAGCGAAGAGATAGCATCGGATATAGAGGAGAAGATTATCGCTCTATTAGAGGAGACAACGACAGACCCAACTGGTTAAAGATTAACCAATGGTTAAAGATTAACCACTCAAATCAGCCAGCCAAAACAGATGGTTAAAAATTAACCACCCGCCCTTTGATTTTAGAAAGTCAGGAAATCAAAAGACCCACACCCCCCATACGCTAGCAAGGTACTTGCATAACATACATACATAGTGATTTACACATTTGATGTTGTGTTTTCATGTACCCCCCCCTATTGTATTGCAAAATGATAGCGTTTTTTAATCCATATATATAATCGAATGTAGAAACAGGGTAGGAATCCTACACCCCCCATAGTATATTTTTTGATTTATATGTTGCTTTTGATGTTAAGACCCTATAATATGGTAAAGTCTAGCAGTAGATATACCTACTACTTAGTATATACCCACTCAGTTATATACCCACTAAAGAATTTTTAATTAGTATCTACTAATCTAGTATGTACCTACTATGAATCAAAATGTTTTAAATCAGATAAGGAGTCTTAGTAATTCTCAGAAAGCAGAGCTATTGGATTTGCTTGAAGAATACGAGGATGCGAAGCAGAGAGAGTTATCCCACGATAACTACCTAAACTTTGTACAAGAGATGTGGTCAGCGTTTATTCATGGTAAACATCACGAGATAATGGCTGAGGCTTTCGAGAAGGTCGCTAGAGGCGAGATAAAGCGTTTAATTATTAATATGCCTCCTAGACATACCAAGAGTGAGTTCGCCTCTTATTTGCTTCCTGCGTGGTTCTTAGGGCGTTCACCTGATAAGAAGATAATCCAGACTGCCCATACTGCAGAATTAGCGGTTGGCTTTGGTAGGAAGGTTAGAAACCTTGTGAACAGCAAAGACTACAAGAAGATATTTCCTGATGTCAGTTTGCAAGCAGATAGCAAAGCTGCTGGTCGTTGGAATACCAACAAAGGTGGCGAATACTTTGCAATAGGTGTAGGCGGTGCGGTTACTGGTAAAGGTGCAGACTTATTGATAATCGATGACCCTCATTCAGAACAAGAGGGTGCGAGTGGCGATGTCAATGTATTCAATAGAACTTACGAGTGGTATACATCAGGACCGAGACAGCGTTTGCAACCGAATGGTGCTATCGTTGTGGTAATGACAAGATGGCATCAGCGAGACCTTACTGGTCAGGTTATAGATGCTAGCATAAAGCGAGGTGGTGCAGACCAATGGGAAGTAATAGAACTCCCAGCCATCATGCCTTCAGGTAATCCATTGTGGGAAGAGTTTTGGTCGCTTACAGAATTAGAAGCTTTGAGAGCAGAACTGCCTAATAGCAAATGGCAAGCACAGTATCAACAAGACCCTACAGCAGAAGAGAGTGCCTTGGTTAAGAGGGAATGGTGGAAAACATGGGAAGGCAGAAATCCACCAGACTGTGAGTTTATAATACAATCTTGGGATACTGCCTTTATGAAAAACCAGCGTGCTGACTATTCTGCTTGTACTACATGGGGAGTGTTCTATAAAGAAAACGATGAAGGGATGCTAGCACCCAATGTAATATTGCTAGATGCCTATAAAGATAGGCTAGAGTTTCCAGAGCTAAAAGTTAGAGCTATGGATAAGTATAAAGAATTCAAACCCGATGCTTTCATTGTTGAGGCAAAAGCAGCAGGGATGCCTTTGATATTTGAACTGCGTGCTATAGGAATACCAGTACAAGAGTACACGCCAAGCAGAGGTAACGATAAGATTTCGAGAGTAAATGCTGTATCAGATTTATTTTCATCAGGAGTAGTATGGTGTCCTGAGACTCGTTGGGCAGAAGAAGTTGTCGAAGAGTTTGCAGGATTTCCTAATATGGAACATGATGATTTAGTTGATAGCAGCACGCAAGCTCTGTTAAGATTTAGACAAGGTGGTTTTATTCCTTTGGATAGTGACGAGGAAGAAGAACCATTAGAACATAATAAAGTCGCAGACTATTACTGAGGTACTAAGTGGCAATAGAAAGAGATAACCCAGCAACTCCCATAGCTGGTACAGACGAAATGCCTGAGCAAGAAGAATTATCAATCTCCATAGATAATCCTGATTCGGTAGCAATAGCTACCGATGATGGAGGGATGATTATAGATTTTGAGCCTGATAAACAAAACATAATGGCTGAGGACTTTGATTCAAACCTTGCTGACTTTATGGATGAATCAACCCTGAATGAATTAGGTGGTGATTTAATTAGTCAGTATCAAGCAGACAAAGACTCTCGTTCCGAATGGGAAGAAAGCTATGTCAAAGGTTTAGACCAACTAGGTTTGAAGATTGAAGAAAGAACTACACCTTGGGCAGGAGCTTGTGGTGTATTTCATCCAATGCTAAGTGAAGCAGTTATTAGGTTTCAATCGCAATCTATTGCGGAGATGTTTCCAGCACAAGGACCAGTAAGAACAAAGATTGTTGGTAAGCTTACAGAAGATAAAACAAAGCAAGCTGGTCGAGTTCAAGATTATCTTAATTATCTTTTGACACATGAGATGTCAGAGTACCGAACCGAAACAGAGAAGATGTTATTCTCTTTACCTTTAGCAGGTTCTGCATTTAGAAAAGTTTATTATGACCCTAACTTAGAAAGACCTGCTTCTATCTTTGTACCAGCAGAAGATGTTGTAGTTAATTATGGTGCAAGTGATTTAGAAACTTGTCAGCGTGCAACTCATGTAATGCACAAATCATCTAACGAAGTTCGTAAGATGCAAGTAGCTGGATTCTATCGAGACATAGATATACCTGAGCCAGCAGATAATCAGTCAGATATACGCAAGAAGTATGACGAGATGACTGGCGAAAGTAGAACTTATAACTACGATGATAGGCATACTATTTTAGAAATGCAGGTAGACCTTGATTTAGAAGGTTATGAAGATATGGTTGATGGCAAACAAACTGGGATTGCTTTGCCTTATGTTGTATCTATTGATTTTCCTAGCGGTCAAGTATTAAGTATCAGAAGAAATTATTTTCAGGATGACCCTAAGAAACTTAGGCGTATGCACTTTGTTCACTATCAATACCTGCCGGGTCTTGGTTTCTATGGTTTTGGTTTGATACATATGGTTGGTGGTTTAGCTAAATCAGCAACCTCAATCTTAAGACAACTTGTAGATGCTGGAACATTATCTAACTTACCGGGCGGTCTTAAGGCTAGAGGTCTTAGAATAAAAGGCGATGATACTCCTATCATGCCCGGAGAGTTCAGGGATGTTGATGTTCCCGGTGGTGCTATTAGAGATAATATAACCTTCTTACCATACAAAGAACCATCAGGAACTTTGTATCAACTATTACAAAACATTGTGGAAGAAGGTAGGCGTTTTGCTAGCATGAATGATATGAAAGTATCTGACATGAATAACCAAGCACCAGTAGGAACTACCCTTGCTTTACTAGAAAGAAACATGAAAGTTATGTCAGCAGTACAAGCAAGACTTCACGCTTCCATGAGAAAAGAATTTGAAATCCTTGTAGGCATTGTTAGAGACTTTACCCAGCCTGCATATCCATATGAAATGGATGATGATGAATTTATTAAGGTAGAAGATTTTGATAACCGAGTTGATGTATTACCAGTATCTGACCCTAATGCTTCAACAATGGCACAAAGAATTATGCAGTATCAAGCTGCAATGCAGTTAGCTACATCTGCACCACAGATTTATAATATGCCTGAGCTTCATAGACAAATGCTGGAAACGCTTGGCATAAGGAATGTAGAAGATATTATTCCTGACACAGATGATATTAAACCAGTAGACCCTGTGACTGCAGTACAGAATTTAATTAATGGAAAACCTGTGAAAGCATTTAGCTTTCAAGACCATGAAGCTCATATTGAAACTATTGTGGCTGCACAACAAAATGCAGACATACTTGAACAGCTTGAAGAAAGTCCAAATCAAAATGCCATCCTTGCTAATGCAAGTGCATATGTGAATGAGCATTTAACTATGATGTTTAGAAAACAAGTAGAAGAAGAAATGGGTATACCACTTCCACCTGAAGGAGAACCTATACCTCCTGAAGTTGAAAAGAGAATATCTGACTTAGTAGCTGAAGCTGCACAAAGAGTTGCAATTACATCTCAAGCTAGACAACAACAAGCTAGAATACAAGAACAACAACAAGACCCATTACTGCAAATGAAAGATAGAGAGATTGCAGTTAAAGAAGCTGATGTACAAAGAAAGATTGCTGTTGATTCTGCGAAGCTACAACTTGATGCAGAGAAAGCAGAAAATAGAGATGAAATAGAAAGAGAAAGGATTTCATCACAAGAGCAAATTGCTGGCGTTAAGATAGGTCAGGATATTGCTAGAGATTTGCTAGAACTTGAAGAGCGTACAGATAGCAAAAAGCGAGAGGATTACAAATTAGGACTTGACATAGCCAAAGAGTTGGTTCAAAGTGCTAAGGATAATGGCGATTGATTTCAAAGAGCAATCACTTTCAGAGTTTCTGAAAGATAGACTTGGCGAGATTAAAAGCGAACACAGAGACCATTTGAGTGCAGGAAACTTAAAAGACTTTGCTGAATACAAAAGGTTCTCTGGAATAATCGAGGGCATTGCCCTTGCAGAAAGAGAGTTGGCTGACTGGATAGACAGACATACTCGTGAATAGGAACTCGACTCCTAAAGTCGTGCAAGCAATATGACAGAAGCAATTAAGAAAGAAATCACACCACCTGTAGAAGAAGATAAAAGGAAACAATTACCTGAACCTAAAGGATGGAAGATTTTAGTTGCTATGCCACAAGCAGATGAAAAAACTGATGGTGGTATTATCAAAGCATCTACCACAATAAGAGATGAAGAAGTATCTAATATTTGTGGTTATGTTATGAAACTAGGACCAGATGCGTATAAGGATACAAAAAGATTTTCAGAGCCTTGGTGTAAGAAAGGTGACTGGGTAATCTTTAGAGCTTACTCTGGAACTAGGATAGTAATGTATGGACAAGAGTTTCGTTTAATAAATGACGATACTGTGGAAGCAGTCGTTGATGACCCAACAGGAGTAGTAAGAGCATGAGCGAAACAGAAATAATACATGAAGAACCTAATATACCTGATACACCAATAACCTCAGAAGAAGATAAATTCTTTGGCAAAACTACTGAAGTAGATGCCTCTATGGTAGAAGGTTTAGAAGTAGAGGTTGTAGACGATACACCTGAAGAAGATAGGAGACCGCCTAAAGACGAAACTGCAGAAACAGAAGTTTCAGATGATGCACTTGATGCAGAGATAACTGATTATTCTAAAAGAGCAGGCGATAGAATTAATAAGCTTAAGTATGACTTTCATGAAGAGCGTAGAGCTAAAGAAGCTGCGCAAAGAGAGTCACAAGAAGCTGTAGCAAGATTACAAACCTTGATGAATGAAAACCAAAAGCTACAAGCTTTTGTAGACCAAGGTGGAGAAGTCTTAAACAAACAAGCAGCTAACAATGCTTTGTGGGCAAAACAAAATGCACAAGCAATGTACAAGACTGCTTATGAAGCTGGCGATGCAGATAAAATGGCAGAGGCTCAAGAGCTTTTATCCAAAGCTGTGCTAGCAGAACAGACAGCCACTAACATGGCAACCAATGTTCAACAAGAGATTGAAAAAGAATTAGTGATACCTGAAGCTGAAGAAACTTCTCAGCCACAACAGGTAGACCCTGAATTACAAAAGTGGGCAGCTAAGAACCCTTGGTTTATGGGAAGCGAGCCAGTTCATAAAGAGATGACTAGCTATGCAATGTATGTAGACCAAAACATAAAAGCCAAAGGAATAGACCCCATTGCTCAAGCTGATAAATACTACGAAGAAGTAGATATAGCTATGAGAAACCAGTTTCCAAATTTTTTTGGAGTTGCTACTGAAAGTGTGGAAGCACCAGAAGAGCCAACAAAAAGACAACCTTCAACAGTTGTCGCAACTGCATCGAGAGAAAGCAGTAATAAAAAACCCTCGCAAGTACGATTGACTCAGACACAAGTTAGGCTAGCTCGCCAACTTGGAATTAGTCCTGAGCAATATGCAAATCAATTATTAAAGGAGGCAACATAATGTCTGACGAAAATAAAACTGAAGAGATTATTGAATCTCCAAATCAAGAGCGTTCCCCTAGGGGATTAGATAGTCGAGAGGCTACCCAGAGAAAAATGAACTGGGAAAATGAAAGTAACCTACCTGACCCTGAGCCACAAGATGGCTGGGTTTTCAGATGGATTAGAACTTCTCTTTTAGGGAATAGTGATAATCCTAATGTATCAAGAAGGTTTCGTGAAGGATGGCAACCTTGTCGTTTGGAGGACCACCCTGAGCTTCAGGTACATATGATGGACCATCAATCTGAATGGGCAACTAAAGGTAATATTGAAATCGCTGGTTTATTGCTATGCAAAATACCAAAGGAAGTTGTAGACGAAAGGAACAAGCACTTTGAAAATATTGCACAGCAACAAATAGAAGCAGTTGATAATACCTTTTTTAAAGACCAAGATAGTAGGATGGCTACTAAAGAAGTATATGAACGCAAATCAAAAACGACTTTTGGTAAAGACTCTTAGAGTCTAATTTAATAATTTTTTTCTGCAATATTGCAGAGGAGTAAAATACTATGGCTTCAACAGCTTCACCTATGGGTGCAAGACCAGTAGGCTCTTTAGTATCGGCTGCTTATAATGCAAAGATTACTCACTATAAAATTGCTAATGCTTTTGGCACAGATATTTTTTATGGTGACTTTGTTAAGTGGGCAGATAACAACCCAAACACTACAATCCAAAAGGATACTGGCACAACTGCCATGACTCCTATTGGAGTATTCTTAGGTTGTTCCTATACTGACCCTTCAACTGGTCAAACGACTTTTAATCAATATTACCCAGCATCAACTGCTGCGGATGATATTATGGCATATGTTGCTTCTGACCCATTCTTAGTAATGCAGATGCAATCTGACGAAGCTCTTACTCAAGATGACTTGGGCAAGAATGTCGCAGTTGTTCAAACCGCAGGCTCAACAGCTATCGGCACAAGCAAAAATGCAATCGATGGGAGTACAGCAAACACTACCAATACACTACCTTTAAAGATTATCGACTTTGTCGAAGGTCCTGATAGTGCGATTGGTGATGCAAAAACTGATGTACTCGTAATGTTTAATGTAGGACATCAGTTGTTAAACGCAACTGGTATCGGTTAAGGAGAATAAATTATGGCTGCTATTTCAAGAGCAAATGAGTTAAAGCAACTCCTACCGGGATTAAATGCCCTCTTTGGCGAAGAGTACGCAACTCATGACAATGAGCATGAGGAAATCTATACAACTGAAAACTCTGAAAGAAGTTTTGAAGAAGAGTTAAAGCTGTCAGGATTTGGTGCTGCTCCAGTAAAAGACGAAGGTTCGGCTATCACTTATGATACTGCACAAGAGTCTTTTGTCGCTAGATATACACACGAAACTATAGCAATGGGATTTGCTGTAACAGAAGAAGCAATGGAGGATAACCTCTATGTGCAACTTTCTGCCAGATATACCAAAGCTTTGGCTCGTGCTATGGCGTACACAAAACAAGTGAAAGCTGCATTACCACTTAACAATGGTTTTAGTTCTTTCCAAAGTGGTGATGGTGTAAGTTTATTTAATACAGCACACCCACTTGTTAATGGTGGTACAAACTCAAACAGACCAACAACTGGTGCAGATTTGAACGAAGCTTCTTTAGAAGATGCTATTATTCAAATTGGTAAGTACACAGATGAAAGAGGTCTTAAGATTGCTGCTAGAGCAAGAAAGTTAATCATACCTTCTGAGCTTCAATTCGTAGCAACTAGACTACTTCAAAGTGACTACAGAGTTGGAACTGCAGATAATGACATCAATGCAATCAAAACTAATGGAGTAATTCCTGAAGGTTTTGTTGTAAATCATTACCTGACTGACACTAACGCTTTCTTCATTACTACAGATATTCCTGATGGAATGAAGCACTTCGTTAGAAGTCCAATGACAACCAGCATGGATGGTGACTTCGAGACTGGAAATGTTAGATATAAAGCTAGAGAAAGATACTCCTTTGGTGTATCAGACCCTCTAGGCATCTACGCAAGTCCGGGAGCGAGCTAATAGAATTTAGGGGAGACTTCGGTCTCCCCTTTTTCTATATCTAGGATTTAATTAACTTCTCTATCAACTGACCTAGCAGACAACCCAAGATGATAGAGTTTTTCCTTTAAGGAGGGAATAATGGGAACAACAACATTCTCAGGACCAGTTAAAGCTGGTTCAATCAAAGACACAACTGGAACTACTGTTGGTACTGATGTATCTAATGTAGGTTCTGTCGTCATGGCACAATCTGCAGTCTTAGATATTATTGGTGCTTCTGCTGCTGACCAAGTAGTAGCTACTGTTCCAGCTAATTCACAAATCATAGATGTCATATTAAATGTAACTACTGTCAATAATGATGGTGGTGCAGCAACTGTTTCTATTGGTACATCTGCAGATGCAAATGCTTTTATTGATGGACAAAATGTAAAAGCTTTAGCAACTACTAGAGGCACTTTAGATACTGAAGCTACCGATGTAGGTTCTTCTGACATCCAAGTCTTAGCAGACTTTTCTGGAGCAAATGGAGATGGCACAACAGGTGCAGCTACAGCAACAGTCTTATATATCCAAAACAACAACTTAAGTTAAAGGTAAATTATGGCAGATGCAGTAACCAGCCAGACTATAGTAGATGGCGTAAGAAACTGTGTTATGAAGTTTACCAATGTCAGCGATGGCACAGGTGAATCTGCAGTTGCTAAAGTAGATGTTTCTACTTTAGGTACAGACAATGCAGGTCGTTCTTGTTCTGAGGTAAGAATACTCAGAGTAAGTCATGCCATCGTTGGTATGTCTGTTCAAATATTTTTTAATGCTTCTACTAATGTTTTAGTAGCAGAGCTAGCTGAAAGTAGTAATGGACATATGGATTTTAAAGACTTTGGCGGAATACCGAATAATGCAGGTAGTGGAAAGAATGGTGACGTTCTTTTTACAACCAAGGGTGCTAGTAATGGGGATACCTATTCTATTACTCTTGAAATGACAAAAATATATTCTTAAGGAGTTATTATGGCAACTAAGAAAGCAATTATTTCTACAAGTGGTTTTCCACAACAATACTTTGTTTTACAAGCAAATGAAGAAGGTATCTATGAAGTTGTATTTGGACCTGACCCTGATTTAGAAGATGCTCAAAGAAAAGCAGATGAACTAAATGGTGTCAGAGCTAGAACAGCTAAAGGTCACTATGTGGCTGATGACCCTTCAACACCTGATGTAAACGAAGCTTATGTTGGTGGCAAAACACCAAAGAAAAAAGCAACTAAGAAAAAACCCGCAGCTAAAAAGAAAGCTGCTACAAAAAAGTGAGGTAATCATGCCCGGTGGAATGATGAAAAAGAAACAGCCACAAATGTATGGCGGTGGTGGAAAGATGAAAAAACAAACTGCAGCTACTTATATGGGTGGCGGAGTTATGAAAAAGAAAGCACCTATGTCTGCAATGTTTCGTGGTGGTAAAACAGGCAAATAATGTCAGGAGCTAAGAAGGACTCTCGTTTAAAAAGAGCAGGAGTATCAGGTTATAACAAACCTAAGCGTACTCCTAATCATCCTAAGAAGTCTCATATCGTTGTTGCTAAAGAAGGCAGCAAAGTAAAAACCATTAGGTTTGGACAGAAAGGTGCTAAGACTGCAGGTAAACCAAAAGCTGGAGAGTCTGCAAGAATGAAAGCAAAACGAAAATCCTTCAAAGCTCGTCATGCAAAGAATATTAAAAAAGGTAAGATGTCAGCAGCTTACTGGGCAGACAAGGTCAAGTGGTGAGTAGACAAAAGAAATCTAAATCAAGAGTCAATGAAGCAGGTAATTACACAAAACCTACTATGCGAAAAAGACTATTTAATCAAATTAAAGCTGGCAGCAAGGGCGGTAAGCCGGGTCAATGGTCAGCGAGAAAAGCTCAAATGCTAGCTAAACGTTATAAAGAAAAAGGAGGCGGGTATAAATGAAAAAGCAACTTAGACAAGTTCCTAAAGGTAATACAGGATTGAGTAAACTTCCTGATGATGTAAGAAATAAAATGGGATTTATGAAAGATGGAGGTCCAACAAAAAAAACATCTTCAAAAAAAGTTATGATAAAGGGTGCTGATGTTTCTGCCCTGACTAAAAGACAGCAAGATACAATGAGAAAACATTCTGAACATCATACTAGTAAACATATGAAGTCTATGACTGCTATGATGAAAAAAGGCAAAACTTTTTCTCAGGCACATAAAGCAGCACAGAAAAAAGTTGGAAGTTAATGCCTTTAAAAAAATCTCAAAGGTCTCTAAAAAATTGGACTAAACAAAAATGGAGAACTAAATCAGGAAAGCCATCAGCTAAAACTGGTGAACGATATTTACCTGAAAAAGCTATAAAAGCTTTATCTTCTGCAGAATATGCAGCTACAACTAGAGCCAAAAGAAAAGGAACTAAAAAAGGCAAACAGTTTGTCAAACAACCAAAGAACATTGCAAAGAAAACAGCGAGGTACAGATGACAATATCTAGAACTAATATGCAACAGCAGATTGAAAAATCTGGTAAAAAAAAACAAAGAATAGTAACCCAAGAAAAACGAGGAGACATAACAGTAATAAGAATTAGATATGGCGACTAGCGGAACTAATACATTCAACTTAGATATAACTGAAATCATGGAGGAAGCATATGACCTCTGCGGTTTAGATTTAAGGTCAGGTGGTGATTACAATACAGCTAAGAGAGCTTTAGATTTAATTTTTCTTGAATGGCAAAATAAGGGATTAAATCTTTGGAAGGTAGAGCAAGGTAGTATTACTCTTACTGCAGGTGCTAATTTATATGATGCAGATGCTGCAGCTTTAGAAATAGTTGATGTTGTTCTAAGAACAGATGCAGGAGACCAAGATGAACAGTTTGACCAAAGACTCACAAGAATAAGTAGAACTGAATATAATCATCAAGCTAAAAAACTTTTGCAATCTAAACCTACTCAATATTATGTAGACAAAGGTTTGACTTTAAAGATTGGAGTATGGGCAACACCTGATTCTGCACAAACATATACTTTGATATATGACTTTATAAAAAAAATTGAAGATGCAGGAACTAATGCTAGCTTAACTACAGATGTGCCAGCAAGATATTTACCATGTTTAACTTATGCTTTGGCATTTAACATTGCTTGTAAGAATGAACAATCTCAAGCTAGAGTTCCTATGATTAAAGCAAGATATGATGAATTATGGAAAGAAGTTTCTGAAGCTGATAGAGAAAGAGCTTCAGTAAAATTTGTTCCTAATATGAATAGCTACTAATTATGGCATATGCAGTAGGCAAAAAAGCTTTAGGTATCTGTGATAGATGTGGATTTACTTATAAGCTTTCTGAACTAAAATATGAAGTACAAGACCAAAAGAGAACTGGTAATAGAGTTTGCACATATTGTTTAGACCCTGACCATCCTCAGTTTCGTTTAGGCGAAGTTGATACTTCAGATTCAATAGGTTTGTTTAATCCTAGACCAGATACAAATAGAAAAGATTTTGCTTCTTATTATGGTTTTAATCCTGTTAATAGCACAGGCTCTGCACTTCAAGCAAAATTAGGTAAAGTAGTTATAACTGGTGCTGAAGCAAGCGGTGGCGGTGGTGGAGCTAGTTCTGTTAATATTAACGTATCATTGACTGGTAATAGTTTAACTAGTCTCCTAGGTTCTTATACAGTTCTTCATAATTCAAGTATTAATTTAGTTTCAGGCAATCAAGCATTAGGACAATTAGGAACATTAGATGTAAATGCGGGAACTACTTATACAGTTACAGTAGCATCTTTTGGAGGCGGTAATAGATTTTATATAGATGGAGTTGTTTATCCAACACTAAATTTATCAGAAGGACAAACATATACATTTGACCAATCTGATGCTTCTAATAATAATCACCCATTAAGATTTTCTACAACTTCTAATGGTACTCATGCGGGAGGAACAGAATATACTACAGGAGTGACAACTGTAGGAACTCCCGGAAATGCAGGAGCTTATACTAGAATAACTGTTGCTGTAGGAACACCAACACTTTATTACTATTGCACTAATCACTCAGGTATGGGTGGTCAAGCAAATACCCCATAAAAATATGACATATACTGAATTACAAACTCTTATCAAAAACTATTTGGAAAATTCTGAAACTACTTTTGTAGGAGATTTGCCACAGATTATTAAACAAGCAGAAGAAAGAATATTAAAATCTGTAAGACTTCCTAACTTTAGAAAGAATGTAACAGGTGCTTTAACTTCTGGAAATCAGTTTTTAACAACGCCATCTGACTTTTTAGATAATTTTTCTCTTGCTGTTATTGCTAATAACAATATGGACTTTCTTTATTTTAGAGATGTAAATTTTATTAGAGAAGCTTTTCCAAATACAACAACTCAAGGAGTTCCAAAACATTATGCACTATACGATGATAATTCCTTTATTGTTGCTCCTGTTCCTGACCAGAATTATTCAGTTGAACTACACTACTTTTATAGACCTGCTTCAATAACCGCAGGAGCAGGTAGTGGTACAACATGGCTATCAGAAAATGCTTCAAATGCTTTGCTATATGGTTGTCTTATTGAAGCTTACATTTATATGAAGGGTAATCCAGAATTACAAGCTGAATATGAAAAAAGATATTTTCAAGCAATATCAAGGTTGCAAAATCTTGGTGAAGCAGATAATACTATTGATACATATAGCAATGGTACATTTACTAGAGAGAGAAGTTAATGATTAGTGTAGATACAAAACCAGAAGTAGGAAGCGTAAATGTTGTGGCAACAGAAAACACAGGATTAAGTCCTGAATATTGGACTGAAAGAATACTTGAAAGATTAATTTCTATTAGTGATAGTGCAGACCCAATGGTCAAAGCACAAGCTGATGCTTTTAGAAATAGTATTGCTCAAGTAATTTTAATATATATGAGACAAGCTATAGCTTCTGATAGAAGCACAGTAGCAGGTCTTTTAGAAAAACAAGGTCATAAAGATATGGCTGATATTATAAGGAGGCTGTAATGGCAATATCTCAAGCGATGTGTACATCATTTAAAAAAGAACTTTTAGAAGGTGTGCATAATTTTAAAAACTCAGGCGGTAGTACATTTAACTTAGCACTATATACAAGTAGTGCTTCTTTGGGTGCAGCAACTACTGCATACACAACAAGTAATGAAGTTTCAGGAACAGGATATACTGCTAAAGGTGGAGCTTTAACTAGAGTAGACCCAACCACATCTGGTACTACTGCATTTACTGACTTTGCAGATTTAACTTTTAGTAGTTCAACTATTACTGCTAATGGTGCATTAATATTTAATGACTCAGCATCTAATGATGCTGCAGTTGCAGTATTGGCTTTTGGTGGAGATAAGACTTCTACTAATGGAGACTTTACAATTCAATTTCCAACAGCAGATGCTTCAAACGCTATAATTAGAATAGCTTAATGGCATTTATTCTTAGCGATAGAGTTAAGGAAACAACAACCACAACAGGCACTAGCACAGTAAATTTAGCAGGTGCTGAAACAGGTTTTGAATCTTTTGTAGCAGGTATTGGTAATTCTAATACTACTTACTACGCTATCGTTCATCAAACTGCAGATGAATTTGAAGTAGGAATTGGCACAGTTACTGATGCTTCTCCAGACACTTTAAGTAGAACTACTATAATAAGTAGCTCTAACTCTGACTCTGCAGTTAATTTTTCTGCTGGAACTAAAGATGTTTTTTGTACTTTACCTGCAAGTAAAACTGTTTTCTTTGACGAAAGCTCTGGAAGTTCAGATGTAGCTATAGGAGATAGAGGTACTAATCCTATGGGATTAGGCATTACAGGAACAGTTCTTGCTGTAACAGAAGGAACAAATGTAGCTAGTATACAAATGGATGGAAACCAAGCTTCTAGAATTGACATGGGTTCTGGTCCGGGAAATAGAAACTTTATAATTTATTCTGATAGTTCTCTTTATGCAGAGCTTAAAAGAACAACTAATCACCCAATTCTTTTTGCAACAAATAATACAGAAAGAATGAGACTTTTAGGGGGTGGTGGATTACAACTTGCTGCTGGTAATGATATATCTAATGCTTCTGGTTCTATGACTATTGATGTCGCAGATAATTTATCTTTAGATGCAGATGGTGGAAATATAGCTTTAAAAGATGCAGGAACTCAATGGGGTAATTTTGCGAACAACAGTAGTGATTTTGACATAGATGCTGTTATTCAAGATAAAGACATAAAATTTAATGGTAATGATGGCGGCTCAACTATAACTGCACTAAGACTTGATATGTCAGATGCAGGTAGAGCTTTGTTTAATGGCTCTGTTGATATTGGTGGAGGTTTAATTACAAGAACAGGAGATTTAACTTTAGATGTATCTGGAGATATTATTCTTGATGCAGATGGCGAAAATATAAAATTTCTTGATGGTGGTACTGAAAGAGGTCAAATAGATTTAGGTTCAGCAAACTTTACACTTCGTGCTTCTACGTCAGATAAAGACATGATATTTAGAGTTAATGATGGGGGAACTGAAATAACAGCATTGACTATAGATGCTTCAGAGGCAGGTGCTGCAACCTTTAATAACAACGTCACAGCTTTTTCAGATGCAAGACTAAAAAATAATATTGAAACTATAGAAAATGGTTTAGATAAAATAGAACAACTTAGAGGTGTCACTTACATCAGAGATGAAAAAGAAAGCATAGGTGTTATTGCTCAAGAAGTAGAAAAGATATTACCAGAAATTGTATTAACTGCTGATGATGAAATGGGTACTAAGTCTGTAGATTACAGCAGATTAACAGCAGTCTTAATTGAAGCTGTAAAAGATTTATCAGCTAGAGTAAAAGAATTAGAGGATAAGTAATGGCATTACCATCATCAGGAGCAATAGATTTAAATGCAATTCATGTTGAAGCAGGAGGAACTTCTGGAACAACTTGTTCAATGAATGATTCTGATATAAGAGATATAGGAGATTTTTCTGCTAATACTTCAAGAGGATTGAATGCTTGGTATGGCAAAAAAGCTAAATGGATTATAACTATGTCCACAGGACAAACAACTGTAAATACAGCAGGAAGTGATTATGTAGCTGCTAATACAGAAAGATATAGAGGATATAATGGCTCAAATGGTACAAGACCTTCAGGTACTGATACTTATGGCTCTTTGAATGATTATCAAGATGCAGACTATTTAAACAACAAAACTATATATGCTTTTGCTGCTAATGGAAGTTCATCTTCAGCTCAACCTGCAGCAACTATAATGATTTTACAATGTGCAGATGGGTGTGCAAATACAGATGCTGCTTTTAAAAAAGTTAAAGTTAATAGCTCCACTTACAACAGAAGTGATGCGACTTATTCCGACAGCACTTTTGAACAATGGAATTGGAGTTTAGGAACGCAAACTGTACCTAACAATACAACAGGAGCAATATCTCCTATATCTGCTCCCGGCTCAAACACAATTATTACTTTTATTGGACAGTAGTGAGCAAGATAGAACTAGAACAATTTGTAAAAGTTCAAGGACAAGCTAGAAAAGATTATTCAACAGATGTAGCAATTAACAATGATGTTGATGAAGATGACAAACCTTTTCAAAGATTATCTATGTGGGTTACAGACCCTGTATCTAAAGAAGATATTAGATTTGAATGGAATAAAACAGATAGTGCTGCAGCTCTTACTAAAGAAGATAATAAATGTTCTATAGATAGTGATGATGTCATTTACTATCAAAAAAATTGGGAAGTTGAAACATATAAAAACTTTCTTAATGATTCAACTCTTGTTCCTCCTGACCCAGAACTTGATGATTACAATATTAGAAATAATATGGCTGTGCCGAAAAATCCAAATACTTATGATGAAGTTTATGTGAATAAACAATTAGTTAGAACAGACTACAATATTGGTTTATGGCAAGCACAACCAATGATAGATGAAGTTGAAAAAGTTTTTGGAAAAGATAGAGATTGGAAACAAAATAGATTTAATATTATTGGCACTTATACTGCACATGAAGATGCACCATTAAGACCTCCTTATACAAATGAAAAAACTTATAGTTGGTACAATGTTTTTATAGAAATGCCAGATGAAACTCTAGCAGAGTACAATGTACCTAAAGTTGGCTATACATATAATGGTTGGCATGCAATAAAATATAATGTTGTATCTGGGAAAAAACAATTAAAGGTTGTTATTCAAGATGATGAATTTACAAGCAACTATCAAAAACACCCAGACACATTTATACCTAGACCCCCTGTACCATACTATGCAAATAAAAGTCATTTCTTTGCAAAAATATTTAATGAAGATGGTACAGAAGCAGATGAGTATGATGTTTTTTTTGTAACTACTCTAGATATTATGAAGGAGTTTTGTGCAGAACATGGTCATCCATTTCCTATACCGGAAGAAAGAGAAAATGATTTTATATGGATTTATGGAATTGTTTATGACAAAAATACTTTAGAAGTAAAACAAGTAAAAGGATATGTTAGATATCCTACTGATGGAAATGAATGGCTTTAAACTAGATACAAGTAAAGCAGATAAAAAGTTTTACAAAAAAATCGAAGAAGAAAAAAAACTAAGAAAAGAATTTAAAAAAAAATTTTGTAATTAATTATGTTTGGATTATCAACATTTGCACAAGCACCCTTTGCATCTTTAGGAACAACAGTTGGTCCAGATATGATAGTAAATGTTGCAACTAATGCAGCAGTAATGTCTGTAGGAACAGTCGTAATAAGTGCAAGTGCAACACTACATGAATTTATTTCTGGAGTAGAAGCAACATCTGGATTAGGAACTACAACATTTGCAGCTACTACGACACCACCTATAACAGGAGTATCAGCAACAGGTGCAGTTGGCAACCTAGAAAATATTGCAGGTGCAGTTGTAAATGTTACGAATGTAGTTGGTAACATGGCGTTAGGAAATGCTGTTGTATTTGGTGGTGCAGTTCAAGGTGTTTCAAGTTCAGGTAAAACTGCAGCTTTAGGAGACGAAATAATAATTGCAGATTGTAATGTAACTGCAGCACAAATAGGAAGCGTATCTGCTACTACAGCTTTAGGTAACGAATCTTTAATTACAGAAAATAAAATTATACCTACAGGTGTATTAGCAACATCTTCGTTAGGAGATGAAACTATATCAGGAAATGCAACTATAACTCCTAATGGTATAGCACTAATAGGTTCTATAAGTAGTGTAAGAGTTTGGAGTGATGTTGATGATAGTCAGACTTCAAACTTTACACCTGTCAATGACTCACAAACTCCTAACTGGAGTACAGTTAATGATACTCAAAATCCAGATTGGAATGAGGTCGCATAAATAAAGAGGTAAATTATGCCAAGTTATGATAACGATTTAGTATTAACCGAACTAGCTACAGGTGAAGGTAGCGGTACATGGGGTGATACTACAAACTTAAATTTAGAATTAATAGGAGAAGCTTTCTCTTATGGCACAGGAGCAACTTTTGACTCTGATGCAAATAAAACTGTAACTGTAGACCAAGCTTCAAATTTATATAGAAGAATGTTTATTGATGTAACATCTTCTGCAACATTATCTGCAACAAGAACTTTAGAAATAAATCCAACTACCATGTCAAAAACTATGGTAATTAAAAATTCTACAAGTGGTAGTCAATCAATAATAATCAAACAAGGTAGTGGAGCTACTGTCACTATAGGTAATGGTTTGTCTAAAATGGTTGTTCTTACAGGTTCAGGTTCAGGAGCAGCAGTTATAGATGTTTTAGGCTCTATTGATTTAGGTGCAAACGCTAAAATAAATGGCGGACAGTTTGGTATCACAGCAGATGAAACAGCAACCTTTACTAATAAAACTATAAATGGTGCTAACAACACAATAACTATAGCAGATTCAAGTATTGCTAGTAATGCTGCAATAGATGCCTCTAAGATAGCTAATGGTAATGTTTCAAATGCAGAGTTTCAGTATTTAGATGGTGTAACTTCATCTATACAAAGTCAATTAGATTCAGCAGTAAATTTTGGTAATAATTCTTGGATTACTTCTGCAGAAGGTAGAGAAAGATTTTATTTTGCAACTAACAGTAACACTATAATAAAATACGATGGAAATTTTCGTGTTGATAATAATTCAAACGTAAGTAGATTCTCAGTTGATAATAGTGGTAATGGAGTATTTTCAGGAGATATTACAGCTTATGGCTCTCCTTCTGATATAGCTTTAAAAGAAAATGTTGATGTAATAGATAACGCCTTAGAAAAAGTAAATCAACTGAAAGGGATTACTTATGATTTGAAATCAGATGGTAATAGATTAACAGGATTAGTTGCTCAAGATTTACAAGAAGTTTTGCCAGAAGCTGTTTATACACATAAAGATATAGAAACCAAAGAAGAACATTTAGCTATAAGATATGGCAATACTGTTGGTCTTTTGGTTGAGGCAATCAAAGAATTATCAGAAGAAGTTAAAACATTAAAGGAAAATAAATAATGCCTTTTGCTCAAAATACAACATTACCTTCATCTGGCTCTATAAGTTTAAATCAAATTCATGTTGAGTCTGGCGGAAGTAGCGGTACAACAATAAATTTTAATAATCGAAGAATAAGAAACCTTACAGGATTTAAAAAAAGTTCATCAGGAGCTAAAAGTTTTAGTCAATGTCGAGGAGCTTATATGGACGGATTACCTGCTAGTACACAAAATTGTATTGTACGAGATAATGTAGTTCAAGGACAAAATGGTGCATCTAGGGGATATTATCAAGGCAGACCATATATAGATGCAGGAGTAGTAAATATAGGAGCAAATACAAGCTCAGTAATAAGATATTATGCCGCTTCTGATTGGGAAGATGAAGGAGAAGGAGATTACGATTTTAGTTTTGCCATAGTGGCGGTAGCTCCAGGATATGGTGGCGGAGCAAGTTTTTCTCATAATGCTACTACAGGAGATATATCTGGTACTAATGGTTATTGCAGAGTTGTTAAAACAGCATCAGGTGGCGAAGCCGCTACAGGTAGTATTGAAAATGAATTTAGCGAACAGGAACTTCGTTTTGCTCTAACAAGTCAATATCCTTGGGGTATAACTGTTGATTAATGGAAAAGCTTTTTTCTATTAATGCAGATGTCTTTGTTGAAAAACTAAATCCTATAACTCAAGCTAGATGGGAAGTTTGGACTAAAAGAAGAGGTGGTTGCCATGAAGATACTCGTTGTATACCTCTCAAGTGGGCAGCTAATAAAGTAAAGTTTGAGCCAAACGAAACAAATGAATTTAATCAAATAGAATATCACGAAGAATATATTTTATTTGCTAATGAACTAGATGATATAAATAGAAAGCTTGATAGCATTCATGGACCTGCAAAATTAATTAATGCTGTGTTTATAAAACTTTTATCAGGCTGTAGTGTTCGAGAACACCAAGATACGCCAAGTGGTAGAGAAAATATTTTTTCTAAAACAAGAAGATACCATATACCAATCATTACCAATCCAAAGGTTTTTATGAAATGTTTAGATACAGATTATTATCTTGAAAAGGGTAATGTTTATGAATTAGAAAATACAAAAAATCATGGCGTTAGAAACGAAAGCGAAATAGATAGAATACATTTAGTAATAGATAGACTACCTTACAAATAAATATGAGCAACGAGGCACTTAATAAAATACATTCACACGAAAGAGAATGTTCAATTAGATACGAAAACATAGAGAAAAGACTTGACGAGGGCAACAAAAGGTTTGTTCGCATAGAGCTTTTGATTGTTGGCTTATATGCAACAATGGCATCTATAGAGGTTTTAGCGAGGGTAATATGAGAATATTTTTAACAGAGTTTACTTACAAAGGCGAAACTCATGATGGTCCAGATATTATTGCAGAGAGTAGAGAAATAGCAGAAAAAACTGCCAAAAGAAAAGGAGTCACAGTTATTGGCGAGTTAGACTCACTTCTTGCAATAGAAGATGATAGCAAAGAAGTTTCTATGCACTAATGGATAATGACCTCCTAATAGGCATAGGTATCAATCTTTTATTTTTATTAGGTCTTATTAGTTTAAAAATATGGGCAGATAGAAGAGTAGAAAGAAATATGAAAGCTTATCTAAAATATTTAAAAGAGAAAAGGAAATACAATGTATGAATATAAATGCACAGTAGATAGAGTTGTTGATGGTGATACTATAGATGTGACACTAGATTTAGGTTTTTCTGTCCTTTATAAAACAAGAGTAAGACTCTTTGGAATTGATACACCTGAGTCAAGAACTAGAGATAAAGACGAAAAAGCTAGAGGCAAAATGTCTGCAGCTTTTTTAAAAATGGCTGTTGAAGGTGCAGATACAGTTGTAATAAGAACTAAACTTAGAGATTCAAAAGGTAAGTTTGGCAGAGTATTAGGAACAGTTGTTTGTGATGGAGAAGATGTAAACGAAGCAATGGTAGATGCACACTTAGCAGCAAAATACTTTGGACAAAACAAAACAGCAATAGAAGCTGTACATCAAGCTAATAGAACCAAGCTAATTGAAATGGGTCTCTTTGAGCCAGTAGATGGATGATATTGTAAGACTAATAACCGAGTTAGGATTTCCTGTTGCTGCAGCATTAGGACTTGGTATTTTTGTTTGGAAGCTTATAAATAGAATTATAGATGGCATGGAATCTAAAATAGATGTAGTTGATGATAAAGTAAATGAACAGCTAAAAGCTATGGAAGGCAGATTGCAACAAAAGTTAGATGCACAACAAGGTATACTTGTATCACTTATAGACAGAGTAAGAAGTGTAGATAATGAAATAATTAGGCAAGACACTTTATTAAAGACTATGTTAGGTGTACCGCAATTAGTACAAAAAGATAAAATAGCAAAGGCAGATAGAGATGACCAAAGAAAAGATTAAAAGAAAAAGAGGCAGACCTACAAATGCAGAAGTAGCTGCCAGAAAAAGAGCAGAGCAAAAAGATTTAGCTTTAATTATTTGTATGTATGTTGGCTTGTTTATTGTTATAGCTTTTTGTGTAAATCTTGCACTAGCTAGTGAAATGACTTTTAAATTTAAGTCTCCTAGTTTTTCTGGTGTCAATACATCACAACATTATTTAACAATAGAAAATCAAGAACATACTAGATACAAAACTATACAAGAAGAAATAGAAGCTTTAGTAGAACAAGCAGAAAGAGATGAACAAAATACCACTACAGCTAGATTTATAAGAAATTTTGAAACTAGAGTTTATGCAAAGCTTTCACAACAACTTGTAGAAAAATTATTTGGAGAGACTCCACAAGATAATGGAACAATAGAGTTAGAGGGAAACACTATTGATTATAAGGTAGACACTACAAATATTACACTAACAGTTACTAATGAAGATAATAAACAAACAGTTATTACTTTTCCTCTCAATAGTTTTACTTTCTAGCTGTACAGTTTTTAATGATGATGCTTTGCCTAATCAAGAAATATCAAAGTATCCTGAAAGGGTTGGTGTTATTAATAAAAAAATTACTGCAACGCCTGCTGCCAAAAAGAAACCTATAGTTGCTGTATATCCAACTTCGTTTACAGACCAAACTGGACAAAGAAGAAGTAATAATAGTTTTGCAACATTCAGTACAGCAGTTACACAAGCACCTTATGTTTTGCTTATAAAGACATTAAAAGAAGTTTCAGGTGGAGAGTTTTTTGAAGTTGTAGAAAGAGTAGGTTTAGATAATCTTACAAAAGAAAGACAGCTTATAAGAAGCACAAGAGAATCTTTTGATGACCCACAAAAGCTAAAGCCATTAATGTTTGCAGGTCTGATAATGGAAGGTGCAATTATAGGTTATGAAACTAATACTAGAAGCGGTGGTAGAGGTGCAAGGTTATTAGGCATAGGTGCTTCTAAAGAGTATAAACAAGATACTGTAACTTTATCATTAAGAACTGTATCTGTATTAACAGGCAGAGTATTGATAGAAGTTTCTATAACAAAAAGTATTCTTAGTGTTGGCACAAATCAAGATGGATTTAGATTTATAGAAAATAGAACAGAGCTAATAGAAATAGAAAATGGTGATGTTGAAAATGAAAGCGTTACAATAGCATTGCAGTCTGCTATAGAAGAAGCAATATTAGCTACTATAGAAAAAGGAATTCAAAAAAATTTTTGGAGTTATAAAGAATGATAAAACTATTACCAGTTATATTTTTGTTATCAATAAATATTTTTGTTGCAGATAATGAAATATCTATTGACCAAACTGGAGCTACAGCTAATTTAGATATAGAGCAATTAGGTTCTGGAAACTTAATTGGCGGTTCAACTGCAACTGCTGGTTCGATGACCGCTTTAGATTTAGATGGTGCAACAATGACTTTGGACATCAACCAACTAGGTAACTCTAATTTATTTAGAGGCGATATATATGCAGATAGCTATACAGGTTTCTTTGAATTTACAGGAGATTCCAATACATTTGCTATGCAAACAGACCCAGATAACACTTATGGTGCAGATAGTTCAAATGTAAATGTACAGGTATCTGGCTCTTCAAATGCTTTTATTTTGAACCAAGCTACTAATGCAATGGCATCTACACTAGATTTAGATTGGACTATTAATGGTTCAAATAACAGCATAACATCTTCTATTGACCAAGACTTAGCTACAAACTATATGAACATTAGTGGCTCTGATAATACAGTTACTTTTGATGGAGATGGCTACCAAGGTGCATATTTTCATCTGACTCATACTGGAGGCTCTAGAACTATAAATGTTACACAACAAAGTACACTTGATAATGACTGGCTTAAGATTACTTCTTCTGGTTCTAATGGTACTTTCTGTGTCAATCAAAACGACCAAGGCACTAGCACAAGTTGTTGATATAGGAACTGTAGAACAAGTATCAGGATATGCTCGGATAGAAAGAGATAAGAACTATGATGTAGTTACTGATTTTGGAATTCAGTCTTACGATAAAGCACAAACCGAAGCTGGTCGTATGGGCATAAGATTTGTTGATGATACAACTATAAGAATTACAGAACACTCTATGGTTGTTATAGACGAGTTTGTTTTTGACCCAAATCCAGATAACTCAAAGTTAGCTTTGAATTTTGTAAAAGGCACAGCTAGATTTACTTCAAGTCTAACTAATGCAATATCAAAAAAAAATATTAAATTAAAAACCAACTCTGCTGTAGTTGGTATACGAGGCACAGATTTTACAATTACAGTAGAACCTGATACTGGTAAAAGTTTATTTATATTATTACCAGATGAAAATGGTAATCCTTCTGGAGAAATATCAGTTACAACTGCTATTGGAACAGTCATATTAAATAAACCATATCAAGCAACAACGACTAGAGTTTATGAAGCTATGCCAAGTAAACCAGTTATATTAGATTTGTCTTTAGATTTTATAAATAATATGTTGTTGATTGCACCACCAGAAGAAGATAAAGAACAAGAAGAAGAGCAATCAGAAAGCAAGCAAGATGATAACTTGTTAGATTTTGGTGAATTAGATATTGATTATTTAGCCGATGACTCTTTAGATAAAGACGAATTAGAATTTACAGAATTAGATTATGATGCTTTGAATGTAAATTTTTTAGAAGATTTGCTTGATATAATTACAGAGCTTGATGTTTTAGATAATGAAGAAGAACTTACTCAAACAATATCTGCTGTAAATATAGAAGGCACAAGTATAGGACAAGACCAAAAAACACAGATAACAACAGTAGTTTCGGGTCAGGAAATAAAACTTACAAGAGAAGTTGCACAATCAACATCTATACAAATAGATAGTGGAGAAAGTTATTTAGTTGTACTAGAACAAGATGGAGTAATGAATCAAGTAAAAGTAAATGGTGGAGGGTCATCAGTAATAGTGATAAGACAAAGTCAATGAAAAAAATATTATTAACAATAATTACATTTGCATTTTTATTAGGTTGTACAGAAACAATCGTAGCTTATGATGAAGCTACAAATAATTTTATTATGAAGCAAGGCAAACCAACTGCAGGAACAATTACTGTAGATAAGAATGATAACTGTCAAGTAGTTGATGGCATCTTTGTGGTGTGTGGTCAATGAGTAAAATACTTTTAGGAGTTATAACAGTTTTGGTTTCTATATGTGGATTTTTGTATTGGCAAAATTCTTCTCTTCAATCTTTAAACAGAGCATATGAGTTAAGAGACCAAGAACAAAAAGAAGCTATAGAAAGTATGCAGCAAGATTTTGAAATGCAAACACGAGGATTAGTAGAACTTCAATCAAGAAATCAAGAAATCCAACTAGAGATGAATAGGTATCTTGATATTTTTAAAAGACACAATCTTAGCAAGCTAGCAGCAGCTAAACCGGGGTTGATAGAAAAGAGGGTGAACAATGGAACTAAAGAAGTATTTGATGGTATTGAAGCAGATAGTCGTATTATTGATGGTCTCGATGATGGCTTACAGTTGCAGCCTGATTCCTAAACAAGTAGATGTAATAAGCAAACCTCTCAAAAGAAACATAGCTCAACCAGTTATGCCTAGGGAGATAGATTTGAACGAACCCTATTGGTTTGTAGTATCAGAGCTTAATGTTGATGAGTTTTTAGAAAGAGTAAAAAAAGAAGAAGGTCGTATAGTATTTGTAGCCATGTCAATTCCTGACTATGAGTTGATGGCTTACAATATGCAAGAACTTAAGAGGTATATAAATGAGCTTAAAGAAGTTGTGGTCTACTATAGAAAAGTCACTACCAACGAGGAATAAGAAAATGAAAATATCTAAAGAGGGTATTGCCCTTATAAAAAAATTTGAAGGCTTAGAACTTACAGCTTATCAAGATAGCGTTGGGATTTGGACTATAGGTTGGGGTCATACCAAAGATGTATTTGAAGGCATGGAAATATCTAAAGAAGAAGCTGAATCTTTTTTGACTATTGAACTAGAAGAATTTGAACAGTATGTAGAGGATTTAGTAGATGTTGAATTAGAGCAATGTCAGTTTGATGCTCTAGTATGTTGGACATATAACTTAGGACCAACAAATTTAGCTAGTTCTACAATGTTAAAAGTTTTAAATAAAGAAATGTATGAAGAAGTTCCATATCAAATGAAGAGATGGAATAAGGCTGGAGGAGAAGTATTACAAGGATTAGTAAGAAGAAGAGAGGCTGAAGCTTTACTTTTTCAAGGAGAACCTTGGCACGAAGTATAAATGGCATTAGTTAAATATCAATTTAGACCCGGAATAAATAAAGAACTTACTTCATATGCTAATGAAGGAGGTTGGCTAGACTCTGATAAAATTAGATTTAGATTTGGCAAACCTGAAAAAATAGGTGGTTGGTCTAAAAATTCAACTAATAGTTTTTTAGGAACTTGCAGAGCATTACACACTTATAAAACATCTACACTTGCAAGCTATAATGCTTTAGGCACACATCTTAAATGGTATGTGCAAGAAGGTAATTCTTTTTATGATATTACTCCTGTTGATAATACTACTGCTGCAGGTGATGTGACTTTTACAGCAACAAGTGGTTCTACAACTTTAACAGTAAATGATACATCGCATAATGCAAATCCCGGAGACTTTGTAATATTTTCAGGTGCAGCAACTGTAGGTGGCAATGTGACAGCTTCTGTTCTTAATCAAGAATATCAAATACAAAGTACAACAACTAATACTTATACAATTACTTTAGCTCAAGCTTCAAACCATAGTGGTAGCGGTGGTGGTTCAAATACAGTTGGTACATATTTATATGGCTCAGGATTAGATGTTTTTGTTTCAGGTTCAGGTTGGGGTGCAGGTACATGGGGTTCAGGAACATGGGGTAGCACAAGTCCTGTTGCAGTATTTAGTCAATTAAGATTGTGGAGTATAGATAATTTCGGAGAGGATTTAGTAGCTGTTCCAAGAGGTGGACCATTGTTTGTTTGGCAAGTTGCTAATGGTGTAGCAACTAGAGCAATATTAGCTAGCTCTGTAGCTGGTGCTAGTAATTGTCCTATATCAGCTTTTCAAATTATGACTTCTGATGTTGATAGACATTTAATAGCGTTAGGATGTAATCCAATAGGAAGCAGTACAGTAGACCCATTATTTGTCAGATGGTCTGATTCTGAAAATATGTTTGATTGGACTCCATCAGCCACTAACTCTGCAGGCGGTGTTAAGTTATCATCAGGTAGTCAAATTATTGGTGCAGTACAAACCAGACAAGAAACATTAGTTTTTACAGATGCTAGTGTATTTTCTATGAGATTTGTAGGAAGTCCTTTTTACTTTTCATTTAATGAAATAGCTAGAGGAATAGGAATGATTTCACCTAAAGCTGGTGTTGCAGTTGGTGGTCAGGTATTTTTTATGGATGATGGTGCTTTTTACAGAGCGACAGGTAATATTGAAAGAATAAATTGTACTGTGCTAGACCATATATTTAGTAACATAAATAAATCACAAAGATTTAAAATTTTTGCAGGACATAATCAAACTCACAATGAAGTTATTTGGTTTTATCCTTCAGCAAGTAGTAATGAAATAGATAGATATGTGACCTATAACTATGCAGAAAAAGTTTGGAGTGTAGGCACTACTGCAGATAACTTTACTAGAACTGCTTGGAATCAAGCACCTTTATTAGATTTTCCATTAGCAACTGGAAAGCTAGATAATACAAACAACAACTATATTTACAATCATGAAACTGGTAATACAGCAGATGGTACTGCTTTCAATGCTTATATAGAGTCTGCAGATATTGACTTAGACCCTGATGGAGAATCATTTATGTTTGTAAAAAAAGTTATACCTGATATTGAATTTTTAGGGTCAAGTAATTCTAACGATACTGTTAATTTAACTTTAAAAGGAAGAAGGTATCCTGCAGAAACTCGCTCAACTTTATCTACCATTTCTCTTACTCCTTCAACTCAATTTACAAATACTAGAGGCAGAACAAGACAAGTATCTTTGCGTATAGAAAATAATGGTGGTGATTTTGGTTGGAGATTAGGAGACTCTAGATTTGATATTAAAACTGATGGAAGAAAATAATGGCTGCTAAATCTTCACCACCTTTACCTTTGCCAAACAATGAATATGAAATAGACAATGAGTTGGTAACAAGAAGAACTATTGAACAAATATTGCAAGATATATTTAATGATTTAGCTGCAATAGATAATATGAAAACTGCAGCTTTATCTAAAGCAATAAAGAGGCATCAATTTTTATTAATGGGTACAAAAGGTAATGTCTGATACTTTAAAGATACTAGGGCAAATAGCTCCAAACGCAACAACAGAAACAGATTTATATGTTGTGCCTGCATCTAATCAGACTACTGTTAGTTCAATAGTAATAGCAAATAGAGACTCAGGAGCAGCTACATATAGACTTTCAGTATCTGCTACTGGTGCTGCAACATCTAACAAAGATTTTTTAATTTATGATAAAGCATTAAGTGGTAATACAACTGACACAATAGTCATTGGTATTACTCTTAATGAAACTGATAAAATAAGGGCATATGCATCTACAGCTAATTTAAGCTTCAATGCATTTGGCTGTGAAACATCCGAGGACTAATATGAATAAAATTCAAAGCCAAGTTAAAAACATAGCTTCTAGAGGAAGATATGGAGACACTACTCTTGTGCATATGAACCCAACTGAAGTTGCTGGGTTAGCACAAATGGGTGCAATGACTATTAATCCACAAACTGGATTAGCTGAAGCTTTTGGTTTTAAAGACTTGATACCTATTGCTGCAAGTATTGTAGGTGGTGTATTTGGTGGACCAGTAGGTGCTGGTCTTGGCTCAGGTCTTGCAACCGGAATACTAGAAGGCGATTTGAAAAAAGGAATTGCAGCAGGTCTTACATCATATGGTTTTGGCTCTATATTACAAGGTGCTGGTGCTGCTGCTAAAGGTGCAGAAGCTGCATCAAAAGTTGCAGCAGAAGGAACAGCTAAAGCTGCTGCTGAAGCTGGTGTAGAAACATTAACAGACCAAGCTTTAGGTAGTGCATTAGAAGAACTTGGCTCTGCTGGTACAGATGCTTTAGTACAAGGAACAATTGATGAAGCTTTATCAGCCACTACAAAAGCTGGTATAGCTGAAGCTTCACAAGCTGCAGGAGAAGCAGTCACAAAATCAGCATTGCAAGCTGCAAAAGATGGTTCTACCAGTTTACTAACATCTGCTAAAGATGCCTTTACTCCTGTATCAGGTTCAGAAGGTTTTGGTAAATTTACTTCTGTATTTGACAACATAGCTGCAGGTGCTTCTCAACCAGCAGCTTACTTACCTATTGGTATAGGTGGTACTTCTTTAGGAATGATGCAAGCACAAGACCAATATGAAAAAGACTTAGCAGAAGGCAATAGACAAGATTTATTAGAAAGAGAATATGAAGCTATGATGAGACCTGAGCCTATATTGTATTCAGCTACAGGAGGTCTTACACAATTTAATGATGGTGGCGATACAAAACCACAGGTAATCTCAAGACAAAAAAGACCTTATGCTGTAAATAGAGATTATATGCCCGGATTAAATCCAGAGGTTTTATACTTTGACCCAGCAACTTTAAATCCTCCAGCTACTACTGTTATGGGTAGTGCTGCACCTGAATTTCAAACTATAAATCCTAATATACCTAATGACATTTATGATAATGTTAGTAGGGGTGGTTTTGGTGTTGAAAGCACAGGAGTTCCTACGCAAAATGTTATTGACCCTTATCAAAAATATACAGGTGTAGCACCTCCAGCTTTACTAGAAAAAGAAGCTGTGCAAGCTCCAGTCGCACCTGCTGCTTTGATGACTGCAGAAAATTTAACTAATGAAGAACCTTCTTCTTCTCCTTCTATTCTTGACCAAATTACAACAAGTTTAGGAGTGCAAAATCCATTTAATATACCTAATGCAGGCGGTGCTTTTGTTCCTAAGTTTGGTGAATATCAAGGAATGAACGAAGGCGGAGAAACTGCTATTGACCCACTAATAAAAGAAGCAAAAGCTTTTATTATGGGGGAAACATCTGATGATACAGTTGTTAAAAGATTTATAGAAAAGTATGGAACAGATGCATTCATAACACTTAGAGAAGAAGTATTACAGTCTTTAATACCTAATGCACAAACAGAAGGATTAATTGCAGGCAAAGGCAATGGCGGTATGGATGATGACCTTCGAGGAAACATTGGAGGCAAAGAAACTATAGCTGTGTCTCAAGATGAATTTATAGTTCCTGCAGATGTAGTTTCTATGTTAGGTGATGGTAGTTCAGATGCTGGTGCTAAAGAACTATATGACATGATGGAAAGAGTTCGTAAAGAAAAATATGGAACTACAGAACAAGCTAAACCTATAGACAATAGTAAGGTGTTGCCAGCATGAATGATGTTGCATTAAAAAACGAAGCTTCTGGAGAATACAATTTTTCTATAGTTAATAATGACGAGTTAGTTTTAGTTTGGGAAGGTGCTAAAAAATATTTAGAAAAATCTTGCAAGCGTTCTAATGGTCGCATTAGACCTGAAGATATTTTTTATGATTGTTTAAATGGTAGTCATAGACTTTGGATAGTATTTGATACTGGTTCTTTTGATATAAAAGGAATAGTAGTGACACAAAAAGTAATTTATCCAACAGGCAAAGCTATGTTAAGTCTTGAGCATATAACAGGAAATAACATGGAGGACTGGGTAGAAACTCTTATAGAAGAGTTAGAAGTAGTTGGTAAAAGAGATGGATGCGATGGTATAGAAGGAATAGGTCGTGCAGGATTTTGGAATTGGATAAAAGATAAAGACTGGAAAAAATTAGCAGTTTTTTTTGAATATAATTTTGAGGTAAAAGATGAGAAGATATAAAGGTGGAGGAGGAACTCCAGCAAGACAAGAAGTTTTTTCTACTAAGCTTCCAGCATATGCAGAACCTTATTTTACAAGGTTACTAGGAAGAGCAGAGTCAGAAAGCTTACAGCAATATACTCCTTTTGGAGGAGAAAGATTAGCTGGTTTTGGACCTGATGAAGCAACATCTCAAGCTATGACTAGAGGATTTGCTACAGCAGGAACACCTGAAGAATTTACACAAGCTAGTGGCAATATACAAGACATAATTAATACTGGTACTAATATTAATCCTTATGAAAGATTATCTTTTGAGGATGGTATAAATCAGTTTATGAATCCATATCAACAGGGAGTTATTGATATGGCACAAAGAGAAGCTATTAGAACATCTAATATTTTAGGAAATCAAATAGCATCAAAAGCTGCACAATCTGGCGGTCTTGGTGGTTATCGTGAAGCTATTATGCAATCAGAAAGAGAAAGGAACTTAGGACAAAGACTTGATGATATACAAACTAAAGGACAAGACAGAGCATTTAATTTAGCTATGCAACAACTAGCTAGAGAAAGACAAGTTGGTTTACAAGAAGAACAATTAAGACAAGCTGCAGATAGATTAGGATTGGCTGGTAGTCGTTCTTTAGCAGATATAGGTTCATTAACTCAACAAGATGCTTTAGCTAGAATTGGTGCATTAGGTAGAATTGGAGAACAAGAAAGAGCTATGCGACAAGCTGGTCTTGATATAGGTTATGATGATTTTACAAGACAAAGAGATTTTGCTAGAAACCAATTAGGTTTCTTTAGCAATGTTTTACAAGGCATACCTATAAAACCAGACCAAACAGTATCAACATTTCAAAGACAACCCGGATTATTACAGCAAGCTACAGGTGCAGGTCTTACAGGACTTGGCATATATAGAGCTTTACAACCGGGCGGTGGAGGACAAGCATGAGCAACTTAGTAGAGATAGCAAAAGATTTAGAGTATATTCCTGATGAACAATTAATAGAATTAGCTAATGGGAGTGACCCTCGCTTTCCACCTTTTGTAGTTATATCAGAAATAAAAAGAAGAACTGATATGAGAAGTAGAGCATCTGAGCCAATGCCTAAAACTACAGTCGCACAAGAAATGGTTCAAGAATTTGCTATGCCTAGTAGGCAAGGCTTGGAAGGTATGTCTCAGGATACTACAAGTATCCTCCCCCCAACTGTATATAATAGAGATATGCCTTCCTCTATGATGGCTGATGGCGGTTT